GCCCTCACAGGCGGTATGGCTCCGAACGGGAACGATCGCCCGGACTCGGAAGTACTCGGCGGGTAATGGGCCTAAATCCCGCCCGACACCAACTTTTGCAGCGGGGACCCCACCCTAGACACTACCAACACCCGCTGCACGTAGTGGACCTTCTTCCATCCATGTCCTGGTCCACTACACCAGGCCTGGCCCCGAGCCTTAAATCGGGGCATTCTCTATTTAATCGAGGGGCGACATTCCTAGGATGTTTCGGGACAGCTCCGAATTAGGGAGTTGCGGGGTGGATATCATGTGATACCAGGGAACCTCGGCAGAGGGGAACTGGCGCTCCGCTAACCGGCCAGTGGATTGGCCATTAAGCTGGGCCCCTCATTTTCATTCTGGGACGCCGATAACGTCCCCATCAAATTATGTAGCGGCGGCTAAGCAGGGTCCTTGATGTACACACCTGCTTAGATTCGGTCAGAAGGAGGTATAGTTAGCCTGGCTGCCCTACGGGGCCCGCTACATAAGCGCCCGCTACCGAATAGAAGGTGGTTCTGAAAACCGCTTCTCCGGATATCGCTAGGTTAGATCCCCGGTGGTTATCCGTCCGAGGTACTGCCCGTCAAGTCGGGCCGGGCGCACCATATTGTGAGGTCTATGAGTGGTTCGAGCCCACCTGGCCTCGACCAAGGCATGCCCCGAGCCTATTAATCGGGGTTTAAGAACAAACTTCAGAAGAACAGAGCAGTAATGCCTGGGACATAACCTACGTCAGAGAACGGAGGAGATTCAAGGCACTTCCTTCCCCACGGAGGGCTCTGTTCTTCTACACATACACAACGAACAAAACAAGGAACAAGAACATGAATCCATCGGTATTCTACATCAAGAAAGAAGTACGAGATATTTACGGCAACACCCATTATAAGCCAGTAGCAACAATTGGCGTCGGGGGGATAGACGAACTAGAGCGTGACCCTGACTATATCCATCTGACCCTAGCTGTCTGTAGCCCGAAAGATGTATTCAGCAAGAAAAAGGGCAGGACAATAGCCCTGGGTAGACTGCTCCAAACTGACACGAAAGAGGGAAGCAAACACATCACAATTTTCAAAGAGGATTTTGTGAAGCTCTCCCTAGAGGAGATTGTTGACTGTCTACTGAATAGCCGCCCATCACTTCAGTGGGTCCACGACCTGGCCGCAGAAGACTGTAACGAGATCAGATGGGAGCAATTCACAGAGATCGCCAACGAGAAATTCGAAGAGAGTTTAGCTTCCTTGGTGTAAGAAACATCTGTTGAATTGAGAGAGCGAGTCACTCCAGCTACCTCTGACCGCACATCAACGGCTGGAGTGTATCCCCAATCCTAGCTACACACACGGGTCTCGCTCTCTCGTCCATACTTACGGAGTATTTATGTCAATACAATATGGGAAACCACCAAAATGTTCAACGGCATTCAGTGCTGTAGCATTCGGTACAGTCACTGGGCCTAGGAGGAAAAAGAAAGGAAGGACGCTTTCTCCGGAAAAGTATGCAGCGATAAAAGAAAAGAAGCGAAAGCGTAGGAAGCGTCAATGGAAATCGAGTTCGTATAACCGACGACTCTTCCATAGACGCAGCAGCGTACAATATCGTTGGCGTCGAGATATGCTAATTGAAAATGTGCGGGCCAACTATGTTATCCCTGCCACTAATTTCTCATCAACCCCTGCAGACCATGAAAAATTGGCCAAGTACATAAATGAGATTGATGTCACTAAGATGCATGTAGCGGTTATTCGCCTGATATTGCAGAGAGTCCAACCAGATCACAGATCACCCAAAGTTGTGCAAGCAGCTAAGAATCTATACCGGAGAGCGATCCCGTACTACATACGTAGATTCGGGTTATCAAACGCTCATAGTAGAGTGTTCTGCTACATATCCCAAAGGTGGCATATCTGTGTATATGGCAAAAATTGGCGCAAAGTATTGGGTAAAAAATGGCACCAAAATAAGAGAAAGAACAACTGACATTTGCTTGTTGATAGAGGCTAAGTGAGAGCCTGGTAAGCAAACGCAAGCTACGCTGCTGGGGACGCCTCACTGAGATCCAGAGTGTTTTTGCGATTAGGCCATCAAATATGTACATGAAACATATCGGTTAGATCCCGTGTTTTTTCATAAGATGGCGTCTTAGTGCAGACTACTATCTCTGCACTAAGACGATAGGCAGATGAGGCCCTCCGTGAGTTTACTCACGTGGGCTGTTCCAGGATCCCGAAAGGGTAGAACTGGACTGGAGCCGGGTGGGGAATCCGGCCTATCAACAAGTAATTCTTCAAAATACAACAGGAGGAGTAGGTCGTTCTCAGGTTTTCCTTCTTTCTTTCCTGAGAGCCCATTCACACCTACTCCTCCAGAATTTTTCAATCCGACCCATACAATAGTGGTTCGGTCAGGCAACCCACCAGCCTGGCGTTTTGGGCAATTTAATCACATATGTTAGGGCGTGAACGTGGAGGTGTCACCGATGAGCCTACTGGGGTGGAGGATAACCGCCTCCTTTCTCCTTTCAAGGATATGGTCTTAACAGCTTAGTGGCTCGACAGGCCCGCCGTATATTCTACTGATGAATAAAAAGGTAGACCCTTACATGACCCATTGATCGTCGGTATCGGCAAACTTCTCAAAATGATCTCAAATCTAAAAGAAAGGACTTATCATGGGTGTATACGACATCATTGAAGATAAAGTAAACGACAGATCTGGCCAGGTAAAATTATGGGATTCTGATTTCTCAGAGTACACCATTGGAGACCTGGTGCCCTCGTTAATAGTAGGTGAGACCTACTCCATCGCTATGATGGAAGGAGGATTTGTCAACATCAAAGGACAGAAGATAGAATCCTGGACAAAGGAATCAATGTACTCCCCTGTGTTAAATAAATGGGGTGGGCTATTCAATCCCTACGATGGCGGGTACTTTGATGATGACCCATACACTTTTCCGGACGACAAGAAAAACCCAGATCTCACAGTCATCAGACAACACATTACAACAATCAAGCTGAGGCTGTACCATGCTCTGCTGTTGCCGGAAAGTGTAGATCCTAATGACTTCTACACAGAAGGGGATCTGGAGATAATGGAGGCTTTAATGAAAGACCCTGACGTAACGGGAGTCTTCCATAAGGCATTTGAAAAAGAAAAGAAAGGAGACAGTGATGAGTGAAGTTTTCGTAGGCGACAGCCTGGCTAAAGTGGATAAGGAGAGAGCTCGTGTGTGTGCTCTCCAAATGCAGGACACAATTTTGAAAGCCAGAGCTGAGTTTGAGCGAAAAGACATAGACGAATATATAGCGAAATACGAGAAAAGATCCAAATTTCTTGCCAAGTTCTGGTGGAAAAGAAAACCCCTATCCAGGGAAGAAGCTAAACGCCGAATTCTGAGGAAAGAGTTTGCGTGGATAGCAACATACAATTGGCACTCAGCGTATTCAAAACAAATGAGGATATGCAAAAATGTTGCTCGTCTGTGCAGCAACACCTCAGAAGATTATGTGTATCTCTCCGGCAGTGATGCCGCAGCTATAGACCTGGAACCACTCAAGGCACCACCCGAAAAAGAAGAAACTGAAGGGAATGTGGCATAATATTGTGATGCTGGATATTTTACGTCTCGATTAAAAATATTAAAAAAGGAAGGAAGGATGGCATGCGCCGTTTGGAACATTCGGCCCCGCAGTATCTCGATAATTATGAGAAAGGTGGGGAGGTGCAAAACCTAATAAAGGGCTTTGCTCAAATTTGTTTTTTCAGTGATGTCTATAGTGCGCCCGCATGGCTCACACTAGACAGGGAAACAATCCTCCAGATCCAGGAGTACAAAAAGACAATGGATCAGTTAAAACAATTGCCGGTTCGCAGATTGCCAAAACTCGCTCAAAGCCCGAGGAATCTCAGGATAGCGACAAGAAACAATATGTTCAGGGTAGCCGAGGTGTGTAGTAATAATGTGACCGCCATTCTGGCATATCACATCAAATACATTGAACACACAGTCTCTGAGAAGGAGGCCAGGAGAGTTCTTGAATTGATCTGTGCTGTCGCTAACACTTTCGGGTACCCTAGAAGTGTAGACCCTGAAAAGGACCAATGTCTAAAGTTATCGCATATGCAGATATCAAGACATTTTCGGAGATTGCGAGATAAAAAGGGACGATTGGTCTCGCTTCCCGAATGTTGTTTTATCTGGGCCCGAAAGGACCAGTGGATCGGCCAAGCGGACGAAGAGGTACTTAAATTCCTAAAGGTACCTGACTTCAACATTCTCAAAGAGCACAGTAGTCTAATAAACGATGTAGATCCTCGAAATTTAAGTATTCAGGACTTAGTGTCAACTTTAGACGCTTGTGCTGACAATGATGGGCTAGAAGCCACATACTTTTGTACCGGCGGCATCAAGCATGCCGCCATGTTGTGGTCTTATCTGAATGCGACAAAGCATATGTCAGATAGGACCGCGTTTAACAATCTTCTCATTGAACGAAGCTCCCGTTGCTAATGTTTGTTCGACTATAGGCCTAACTACTTTTGTGGTTAGGCCTACAGATTACTTATTCCTTTTTACTGCAAATCAATATTAAACGAGACGTATTAAAATGAGACCTATAATTAAATACAGACGGGAAGATGGACTCCCCAGATTTCTTGTGTCCGATTGGCTTAAACTTCCCGGGGTGCTAGCTTTATTGAAAGAGAGACTACATGTCACTCCGGATATTTACTTTGATTCCGAAAATCACCCGGATTGGTTAGGGCACAGACCAATCAAAATTTACTATGGAACAGTAAGCGAAGATGATTCCGAATTTTTCGCCTGCACCTCTGACGGTAGGCCTTTTGTTACAGATTGGGATATCCAAGATATCCTGGGTAACGAGGTAGTTTGGGATGTTAAATGGCGCATAAAAAATCTGCCATCTAATATGCAACAAACAGAAAATTGGGCTTTCCAATCTGGCAACCAAACAGAATGCCTCATATACGCTCCGTATCGATTAGGTCTCCGAGAGGATACGGAAAATTGTGTTAAAAAGTTAAAGTCAATAGCAGATTGGGTACCAGAAGGCAAAGGCACTTGGACCTCTGACGGTTATTGGGTGGTTCGCTAAAAAGCACAGAATGAACAGTGTTGTGGTGTTTGTAACCACACACTAGAATTAAGGATTTTCATACATGAAGAAAAAGAAAATGCCAACAACAAAAAAGAAGACTACAAGGAAGAAGAAGGCTTCAGCTAAGAAGACTTCAGCCGCAACTACAACTGACAACACCGAAGACCTCAGCAGACTTGAGCCTGCAAAGGATCAGAAGATATTAAAATGTAAGAAGTGTGGTGAAGTCTTTACTGTTCACAAGACCCAGCCCAACAGAAGGGTTTGCCCAATCGAGGGATGTGGTGGTGTTGCACATCGCTTCGACATCGAAGCCCGAATCGAAAATGTTGAAGTGGCCTTGGATGAAAGCAAGCTGTCTTACAGGGTCAAGAAGTATGACCGGGGCATCATCACTCCGGAGCTGGACGAGAACTTCTACGTGAGCCGGGAAAACCAAGACCTTATGGCAGTCGTGGAATCGTTGTCCCACGCCAACCCAGTCAACATCCAATTGGTCGGTCCGCAGGGATGTGGTAAGACTGAATTTGCAGTATGGTTCGCTGCCAAATACGACAGAAGACTTCTCATCCTGAACTGCGCCAGTGTGCGTGAACCTCGAGACTGGTTTGGCTTCAAGGATGCCAGCGAAGGCTCGATTTACTGGCACAGAGCTGACTTTGTTCGCGCTCTTGAAGAAGATCGCTGCGTCATCCTCTTTGATGAATTCAATAGGGTGCATACTTCAATTCACAACACGCTCTATGGAATCCTGGATTCCCGGCGTGCGACTTGGATTGAAGAAGTCGGCGAGCATCTCACGGTAGCGGACCAGGTAGTGTTCTTTGCTAGCTGCAATGAGGGCATCACCCACCACGGTACCTTCCAAACCGATTCTGCTATGGGTGACCGCTGGGGTATCCGTATTGATGTAGACTTCTTGCCAGACAAGAAGGAAGCAGAAGTACTTATTAAGAAAACCGGGATCGACAAGGACTTGGCTTACAAGCTGTGTAAGCTTGCCAAGGCTATCAGAAGAAAGGCTGATGAAGGCCATTCAACTGATGACATCCGAACCGCTGTCTCTACCAGGCAGTTGCTAACCACATGCCAGCTTTCACGGCAGATGATTGCGTCTGGAGTAGAGCCCCTCCAGGCTGTGAAGAAGTCTCTCGAGTATACAGTTGTTCCGTTCTACTCCAAGGCGGGTAAGAGGGACAGTGCTCAGGCTCAGATTCTCCAAATGATTCAGGGCGCTATAGTCTAAAGGAGCCATCATGGCCAAATTCTTCAAAGGAAAAAATAAGAAGGCAGAAATGCCTGATTATGAATTAAAAGACGGCGTCCTTAAGGGTGTGAAGGTAGAACATGCCGAAAGGTTAATGTCTACCTACCAAACCATTTTCTTCGACAAAGAAGGTCATCCCTTAGATCTCAGTAAACCCGGAACCAAGGTTTATAATCTTAGGGGTGACCCAGTGTCACCGTACGCCGCAAGCCTTATCTTCGATGCAGAAGGTAACGAAATAATGGAGTATGATGCATACTTCAATGAAGACGGGGACCTGGTCAACCAAAACTTCAAAGGTGTGATTTACGATGAAAGAGGTACGAAAATCGCAGACAGCATCGATGATGCGGATGCTGAGTACGAAATCGTAAACGATTGGGGTGACGGGTATGGTGAATATTACACACCACCCAAGCCAAAGAAAAAGTATGGCGGGCTTTATGGGTCTCCTAGTAGCTATAATAGTATTTTCAACAACAGCTATGATAGCTCCAAAGGTTCGTTAACATCCTCTGTGTTCAGTAAATTCGGTAATTATGGGTATAGCTCATATTCATATATGGGCGGGAAATCCAGTATGTCGAAAGATCAGTGGCGGTATAAAGCAGCTCTGAATTCCGTAGCAAGATCTGCCAATATTGTTGATTCAGGGGAGAAAGGTAAAGACCAGCATTTCCAGGTTAAATGGTCAAGTGGTGAGGACTACAACCAAATTAAAGGGAATACCGTATTCCTCAGCCCTGATGTGATAAATGAAGACACAACACTCAAGCCTGACTGGACGAATATCGATGAGAAAGATCCTGACGGAAAATACATCGACGTATTGACTGGTCAAGCCATGATTGAATCCTGTGTCAAAAGAACAGCTGACCCCGAGGCTGAACAATTGGTGAATGACGAGGCCAAGGATGCGCTTCTTAAAATGAAGCAAAAGCTGTGGTATGCATCGGAAACGATGCATGCGCAGGATAAAATCCTGGAAGATTGGCCTGGATTCCGTAACTATTTCGCCACTAAAACTGAGTACTACACAGATACAGATTGTCATAAGAAGACTCAGGAAATTCTTGATGAGTCAGTCAAAGATGGTGGTTCTGCGGAAGCGGCGCTTCAAGCGTTACTCTGGCAAATGATCCACCCGGATGAAGCCCTGGAGATTCCCGAAATTTATGAGGAAGCTCTAAATGAAGCTGCTGAGCGTATTGGGGATGCTGACACCTCGATGGATCGAGCCAAAGCGACACAAGAAATCATTAAAGATTTCGCAACGCGATGGGTCGTGAAAGAGGAAGAGGAAGAAAGTGATGAAGGCGGAGGAGAGGGTTCCGGATCGGAAATGCCGAACCCTGGGCTGGACCGAAATCAAATGACAGGAAAAGCTGATAATTCCACAGATGAAGATCTGGGGAAACAGTCAGCGAGTTCTGAAGATCCAGAAGAGGATGGCGACCCTAGCGGCATCCCTGGCTGCGCCCAAGGGGATGAGCATCCTGAAGGGTTCAAGGATCGACAAATAACCGATAAGGACTTAGCCGAATACAGGAGGATTGTAAAAGAACAGGCTCCATTCATCCGAGCCCTTAAGGATTCTATTAAACTAAAGAATGAACGCGCCTCTCTGGTCGAGCGAGGGCTGCGGTCCGGAACCCTGGATGAAGGTTCGGTCTTCAAACTAGGATTCTATCATTGTGGTTATGAGGATAACCGCATATTTGAATACGAGGATATCATAGACAAGCCTAAAATGGCGTTCGGTATTCTCGTAGATGAATCTGGCTCCATGAGTGGCTGTGGTCACACAAGCTCTCGAGAGCCGAAGTACATGGTGGTTAGGAAACTAGCGATCACAATTGCCAATGCCTTCAATGAAATTGATGGCGTAGATATGTGTGTCGTGGGACACACTACCGGTGGCTACAGTGACAGACTTCTGTTAAACCATTATTACACACCCAACGGAAGAAATTTGGAAGGCTTGGCTACTATAAGTGCCTATTCTTCTAATCTCGACGGTTGGGCGATGGACCGCACCCTGCGGTTCATGGAAAATTGGTTTGCAGATTACGATAACTCTATGCTTATCCATATCCATGACGGGTATCCGTGTGGACATGGCTATGGTGGGATGGATGCAAAAGCACATATGCTCAAAGTCTGCCGAGACTACAGAGCCAAAGGTGTGGAAGTTATAGGCATCGGTGTTGATGCCGGCTTCGACAGGGAAAACGGAAATTCCATGTACGGCCCAAATAAGTGGGCGTGCATTGATTCTCCGAAAACTGTTGGAGTTATCTCCACATTAATCACGAAAGCTGTGCAATCTGCTTGCATGGTTTAGAATTTCGAAAAAGGGGTTTCTTGGTGCAATGCTGAGAAGCCTCTTTTCTCCTTACTCCCTAACGAGGATCCATATGAGAAAACGTGCGAAACGTAAAGCCGCAAAGAAAACGGCTACAACACAAACATCTACACGGCCTAAGAGGATTAGGAGAACCCGTAAAGATACCGAACCTTACGCAGCGGTAGAACTTATAGACCCCGAGACTGCGATAGATTATCTCGGTATGAACAAAAACAACCGACAAGTTTCCAAGAAGGCTGTAAAGTTCTTCGCCCAACTGATGAAGGATGGGAAATGGGAACTCAATCATCAAGGGATAGCCTTTGATGTGGCTGGTCGGTTGATTGATGGCCAACATAGATTGGAGGCCATTGTCGAAGCTGAGATATCTGTAGAAATGTACGTGTGGCGGGATTTGCCTACCCATACATTCGCTACAATTGACAGCGGCGCGGTACGTAGGGCAGATCACCTATTACATATCCAAGGTGGCACTTACACTTCCCAAGCTTCTGCGATATCTCGGTCTGCCATTGCGGGACATCAAGGGTACCACGGTCGGTGGTTTGTAAGAGATGTGGCGGATTTCGCCATAAAACACAACGACTTAGTGCAAGAAGTAATTGCAACGTTGTACAAATCCGGCCCGGCCCGGGACGCATATAATGCCAGAGTATCTGGAGCTTTCTTGAAGGCTCTCCTGCATTGTCAGACGGAAAACTTGCCGAAGGCATATGCAGCTATTTATGAAGGCATGGAGAGATTCGGATCTGGATTGTTTTCCGACCCAGACGATCCGATGAAAAGATTGAGAGACCTGATATTGCGGAACAAAAAGTCCAAGGGTAGGAAACTACAAGATCAGGCCTTGTGGAATTACACAATGGCCGCACTTGTAGCTACTGCTACGGGCAAAAAGATGAAACGCTTAATAACAAGCGATTCATTGGTCAACTCGTTCCCGATAGATGGGTTAATCAAGAACATCACAGGAAGAGTTCATTAGAAAATGAGCTCAATTATTAAACTTTATTAAGAGAAAGGATCCACAAGTTTTGTAATGCAAACGAAATGCGAACTGTTCCGGCATCTAGTAGGTCTCGTGCCAATGAATCGAGTCTGGTTAGAGCCCAGCTCTCTTCAACGGTCTACCCCGAAATATGGACCGCCAGCTCTCCAAAGTAGTTATTGCAATACAAAATCTTTGTGGATCCTCTTTTCTCTTATCTCATTCATGTTTTACCGCCAAAGGAGTTAAACATGGGATTACAAATAGCAGCTATACCCACCAAAAATTATGATAAACGTCGAGAGATCTGTCGATGGGAGATCTCTTATGACAGATACGATATAGAAGACGCCAAAGAAGCTGTAAACACTATTTTTGATTTGGTTGATTTACACAAATATTTACAGGCTCGTTACCCAAAAAATCGTGTTGAAACAGACCCGAGCAATGAATCTGTGGTTGTTTACATGAGGCCAGAGGAAAAGCCAGACCCGGAAAAATTGGCCCTGGACTTAGTGGACTCCTCGGAAACAACCACAAAAGATCTGTTGGCTGTACGGTATCACATCAAGAAATTTTCCACTTTAATAGCGGTTGTGAAAAAATATATCGAACTTGAACCAAATGGTGCATATCCTGCCAACATATACAGACTGACAGATGTGTCAGAGGATGAATTTGGGAACAAACTTTCCACATACTCGGTCGCCAGACGCAAATACCTGCAAAGAGTCTTTGCTAAAGACGGATATTTCTTGAACCTTAACACCCATCACATATCGAAAAATGCGTCAAAGGCGAAAGCTGCAATGACTCGCCAAGGTTACGGACCAAAGAAAAAGTCCAAACCCCGAAAAGACAGAATAACGAAAATCAAGAAATATGCTTTGTGGTCTTTAGCCTATATTATGAGACACCACATAAGAAAAGTTTTCGCGGATGAAGAATGGGGTTGGTTTATCCAAGTACATGATTTTGCGTCATCCACCCGAGTAGACCACATCTTATTGTATGCTGTGAAATGCTTTTCCATTCTGCACAAAATGGGAGAACTCGGGCGATTAAGACGGGACTCTTCATACATAGATAAAGTTAAAGAAGTCCATAAAGCGAGGGAGTTCCTGAAGAATTGGAAAAATCGCAAAATGCCTACCAAAAGTTCCTGGAATAAGTTCAAGCCGGAAGCATTCGATAAATTCCTCGAAATAATGGACAAAGAATACTCACTATTACCGGAGGAAACTACTAAATGAAATATGATTTTGATGACCTCGTGGACGCCGCCAAGGCTGTCCAGAGAAAACGAACAGACAAAAGTAAGCTCAGTGCCTTAACTGAGCTTTACTTCCACATGAATATGGCAGCAGAAGAGCTCAAGAAAGCCAAGAAAGACCTGGCCCGGAAATCTGCCATCTTGCAAAGCGCTGAAGAAATCCTAAAAGGCGTCGCTACGCCTATCATAGACAAAGACCCAGGCAAGAAGATCTGCATGGATGTGGATGCAGACATCGGAAAGATGGTCTTGTCAATGACAATTGAGTCTAATCCACCGCGTGTGGAGGTTTTGGTGGACCCCAAAGACTTACCGGATGAATACCGACGGGTTAAATACGAGGCAGATAAAATTGCTTTGAAGAAAGGGATAACTGCCGGGAAAGTGTCCCCCGAGCTGGCAAAAATCATCACAAGTAATACACATGTAAGGTTTTCATTGGGCATGCTATGATCAAAATAACATACGAAGGGGAAAAATACCGCGTAAGTTATTTCACCGCAGAGATAATGGTAGACCAAGTCGATGAAGGAATATCTCTGGACTTGGTCGCCTCAGCCCATCATCTCCCGAAACCGGTGGCTAAAATAGCTATACGTAAGTATCTATCCTCCCAAAAAGCTGTGAAGAAACGGAAGAATACTCATGGAGAAAGCTGATGTTATATCGTGGGCGCGAACCACCATGCAAATGACCGGATGTAGGTATGTGGACGCTTTAGCTGCCTTAGAACTCTGTAAGCAGGTAGCGAAAAGAACTACGGTCCGAGACAGGAGCAAAACTCCTAACAAAATTAAAGACCTACCTAAACCTGGTCCTTTGAAAATATTATTTCAAAAACAAAATAAAGCTACAATTGGAGTAGAAGGAAAACTCCAGAAAGATATCGCCTGTTCCAAAGATTGGGGCAAAACAACTTTACGCTGGCCTGAAGTTCACGTCGATGTGTATTGGAGAACTTGGGTGTACGGCGGGATTCCGATTACCGTAGAGTCCTTCCCAGAAGTAGAAGCCTATAGTTCTCTTGTATTGTTAGATGGTGTTGTGGATGTGAGTAAAGTCATAGGTTTAATCACCCGTGAAGTAGAGCAAAGAACAAAATCTGTGTCATTTTTGCCACAAATAGCGTATAACGATGATGATAACGCGCTGGCGCTTCCAATGATGTACGCCGCTCCGTTATTCCGAGCTTTGGCTATTTATGTGACGCAGTTTCAAGTTATGAAACAAGAAACTCCGGAACAATGGTTACTGGCCAATGAAGACTTTATTGTCGTTATCAGAAGGCCTTAGCATGATGACACCAGCAGAACAAGAGCTTCTACAACTGTCAGACACCTTGCATGACTGGGGTCATAGGAAGTTGTTTGATTCAGAAAATAGAACGACTCTGGAAGTAAATATCCGACTCAATTACATAACGGCTAAAGTAAGAGGCGTTCAAGCAGACTATAAAGTCCCGCATGATTCTCCTGTATTCTCACAACTTATTCGATCTCTCCTGAGATTCAGCAAGTTAGCGGATGTAGGATACATCTACGGCCTGGCTAAAGAGCACGACATGTCTGATTGGTCGTCCAGAGCGGAAATGTGGAAGAAAAGATTAGAAGTCATTCTTGCATGTGACGATGAGAAACGCAAAATTGTTAGCTTAGAAGATTTGGACCGAGTAATTGCGAATGAAGAAAAACCTGGAAGAGATACTGAAACATGCTCAGAATAGAGCTAAAGAGAAAAAACTCCAGAGAGATAACAAAAGAGCCGCCAGACAAAAAAGTCCGCAAGCAAAACGTCAGCGAAGAAATAAACATACACAGAAGAATACTTCCGGTATTCATCGTTTAGCTCAGAGGCTTCGTGAGTTGTGGCCGCCTTTAAATCCTCCGGACTATGGGAAAGATTATAAATTTCTTGAACATTTCGTCCGGGTAATCAAAAAACAACACCCACACCTAACAAACCCAGCTATCCATAAAATGGCTGAGGACATTGTTACAGGCATCCGTAAAGATGAGCTTCCAGAATATGTTCAGGATTTAGATGTCTGTCAGGTGCTGGGTAAATTAGCCTATCATATTAGTGAAAATTTATCTGAATACCTACCTTGACACCCGTCCCGGACTGCAGTACATTCCTACTTCCTATAATTACACGAAGGAGACACTAAATGGCCGACAAGGTTCCAGCGTTGGTACAGCGGGTTCTATCAGGACTCTGCCAAGAACCGGAAGATTTTATGCGGCAGGCTTCTTTGGAAGAATTGATCCCTAAGCCATACAGACCTATCTACACATACATTGCCGAATACTTCACTCGACATGGGAAAAGTCCAACCTGGACAAAAGTCCGGAAGAATTTCAGGGCAAAATTTGAGTTAAAAATACAAAAGGTATCGAAAAAGACAGCTTCTGAATTAGTAGAAGAGTTGATTAACGCCAAAAAAGCGGTCCTGGTTCGCCAGGTTTTCGATGCTTTAGCAGATACCGGAGATATTGAGTCGTGGGAGGATGTCACCCCAAACATAGTTGATGACCTCATATCCAAGATGAAAGACTGTGTCACTACATCTTCCGTACTTGGCACATATGAATCTGACCATGTTGTATCCTTTGGAGACGGCTCAGATTTAAAAGAACTATACGCCAACATGGAATCTGGGGCTGGTGCTGGGTATCAAATGTACTTTAAGGAGCTCTCCGACCCTTTCAATGGGCTCAAGAACGGATCTGTCTACGGCATGTTCGGAGCTCCTGGGGTGAAAAAGACTTTCATCCTGGCCTTGCAAGCCGCGTATTTTGCGCTGAGTAAAATCCCAACTTTTCTATTCTCATCTGAGATGTCTAGCGAGGAACTTAAGCAGAGAGTCGCAGCGATGCTAGCTGGTGTTAGTTATGACGGAGTCATCAAAGGAACACTCTCAAAATCTGAAAAAGCCACCTACTATGCATGGTTGGACAGTGATGAAAGAAAAGACCTGGATGAATATCTGATCTTTGGTGGACCTACATCTTGCCCGAATTTAGTCGCTTTGGAGAAGATAGTTCGTGAGCACCGGATACATATGATCTGCCTTGACACAATAGCAAACATGGCGGATACAGACCAGAACGGAGAAATTGGTTGGATGCAAATCCAGAAGCTGATGAGAGAACTTAATATACTCGTTAAGCGTCATCAAATTCCCTGTTTGTATACCAGCCATTTCAACAGGTCTGGTAGCCGTAACAGATCAGGTGTAGCCCATGGTGACGCATTCTTCAAGTACTCCGCCCAAGCCTGGTCCATATCCAGCAAAGAAGAGACTTCTGTAGACTTTTGTACATTCAAAACCAGAGAATCTTCAGATACAGGTAAGAGATACCTACGCTATAAATTTGATCTTTTGAAGGCTGAATTCCGATTCTTCTCCACTGTGGATAAGAGCCGAAAATCAGCCGCTAGTGCAACTATTTCTGGATACGCAGGACGATGAAAAAAGATACATTCATCCGACTGTGGGAGAGATTTTTCAATGAAACACCGAAGATTAGTGGGGATTGGTTCAAATGCAGATGCATTATGGCACCATACACTTCAGACCACAAACACGATGTGGACCAAACCCCTGCTTTGAATATCATCGTAGGGAACAAAACCTCATGGTGTAAATGCTGGGTATGTGGAAAAGAAAAAGGAGAACCCCTCTTGACATTCCTGGCAGAATACGCTAAAAGGGCTGGCCGTCCTGGGGTATTGGCTGCTTTTGAAGAAGCTGAAGAAGCAGAAGCTGAAGCCGCCTCTATTCCCGACTTTATATTCGGTAAAAACACAGGCTCTGCCACAGAAGACACAGACTACACAGACACATTGAAAAAATTAACGGGACAGCCAGACGCTGTCTTCATGACCAAGAAAGGGATAGACCAGGAAACCTCAAAGTTATTTGGAATAACATCAAATGAAACTGATTTTGAAACACAGAAAGAATTAGGTAGTTACTCTCCCGGGATAATCATCCCATACCTCAATCCTGATGGTGATAAATGTGTGGGTCTAAAATATAGACCATATCATCACACAAAAGGTCCCAAATATTGGTTTGTTGGAAAAATGTCAAAAACTGACAAATTATATGGAGATTGGTTAATCCCAGATGATATTGACCCCAATGATATCGATGATCCTGAATTCAGATTATACCTCTGCGAAGGAGAATTGGATGTCATGCACTTTAGGAGGGAAAAGAGATATGCAATAGCTGTAGCTGGATCAGATCTCTCTGAAGAACAAGCGGAGATGATTAAATCTCTAACTGATGTAATCTTCGTAGTAGGAGACCCAGATCCAGCAGGAGTGAAATTTTCCAGGAGCGCTCGAAAAACATTGGAAAAAGTGGGCGTGAAAGCTTACTTGATATTTCCGGAAGTAAATCCTCGAGAACTCACACAAGAACAGATTGACCGTATGTCTGATATTGTTATTCAGGCCGACCAGATGTACCAAGATTGGTAACACCACAGAAAAATAGAGAAAACCATGAATCTGAAAAAATTACAAAGCTTCGCCTCTAGCTATGAAGAAGAGGTCCAGAAAGCCGGAGCAGGGAACTCCAGATTTGATTTTCCTGGTGCAAAGGAAAGACGAAAATTCTACATCAAGGAAGTCCTTAATGTAAAAGGTGCTATGACCAGGAAAATTATATTGCTCGATGAACCCATCACATTAGCAGTTCACGAAACTGTTGTAGGGGCGGGTAAGAGTGGTAAAGGTCCATTCGCCCTGAAGGAATATCATCGATGCTCCAAATCCGAAGTGGATGATGATTTCAAAGTGGAAACATTCCAGGACAGAGACTGCTTCTGCTGCACTTCTCGAGTCGACAGTGTTAATCGACTTATCCGAGTGGTTATAATCCCCATCTTAGTTGAGCCGTTCCCTGTTATCGGAGATAGAGGCCCGTCTATGTACGGACCTATGGTGTCACATCTTATTCTCCCACCGTGGGGGCACACCAAGAGTGTCTTCAAAGATATAATCTTAGAAAAGATGATATCCTACAAGGCTCAAAAGGGTCTACGCTTCCAAGTCAAACGAGCCGAGGAAGATCCTCGTTCTATTGGTAATCATTGGGAAATTGACGCGATGGATCCAGTGTGGGAGCCAAAGAAAATCGCGGCTTACATGAAGGAACACCACGATCCTGAAAATGGTGTTAATCTTAATATTGCCTCTATAGATGCGGCATTCCCAATGCTCAACCCAGATCAATGGAAGAGCATACTCCAGAAGCATTGTGAAGTCTGCCAGGCCCACCCAGGACTCTGGAAGAATTTAACAGGTCTAGAGGCCGGAGCGTCCGGAGGGACTTCTCCTAAAACCTCTGGCGGAGATAAAGACTTAGATCTGAGTTCTTTAAACCTGGATGATGACCCAGATTTTGGGGACGATGATGATGACTCTAACCTCTCCATCGAAGAACGTATGATCCAGGCTGTAGGTATCAACAAAGATGCTTTGACGCCTTACGACGAAGATGAGGAAGAGGAAGAGGAAGAGACTCTAGAAGAAGAATCAGAGCAACCTCTGGTCCTCGAATTTGACGGCTACGGCTATCTGGATCAAGATGGCGCAGCTTATGAAGAGGACGGCACCCCAATTCTAAACGAAGACGGTGAACACCTTGTTTACGAAATGGACGAAGATGAATTGGAAAGATTCGAAGAGGAAGAGCCTTTCACACTCCCAAAAGAATAGATCCAGAGCCGCCAACTCTGGAACTATATCCTGACCCAACAAATGGGAATCTGATCTACATTGATGAAGGTGACGGCCAATTTCCTGTTGTTAAAATTCCTGGTCCCGGAGAAGAAAGCATCTGGGTGTCTTATACAGAATATGTATTTGATCCAGAAACAGGCCAGAGGACCGGGGAAGTTCACAAAATGAGCTCAAATGAAAAAGAATTTCATAAAGCTCAATGGGAATCAACCCAAGCCAACATTGATACTGATGGAGATGTGGTTGGCAACTCCGACGCCGGAGACAACATCTTCGCCCCACTAAAATAATTATGCGGCATCAGGGGAGCTCAGACTAAAGACTCTGCAGCTCCCCTCAATCCTATAAGGATTATTAAATGAGAACATTAGAAAAATTCTTGAAGGCTATAGAGAAATCCAGAGTCTTCTCATTAGATACGGAATGTGAAGGAGTAGGTACTGGATCTGCTCTCGATACAGCTACAAACAAACTGACCCTAGTTACATTAGCGTGTAACAGAGCTGTGGCTCATATAGAGCCTAACACCCAAATATCATTAGACGCTATTCGGTTCCTACTTACATCAGATTCCATCTGTGTTATGCATAATGCCGCATTTGACACAAAAGTCCTTCACAGGCATGTTCTACCTATGGAAAAATGGAGAGTGACTATTGTGGATACAATGGTGCTTTCTTGGATAGTAGATCCTCGTGGAGCAGGCTCAGGTTTGGTCCCGGATCATAGGCTCAAAAAGCTAGTCAAAAAATACCTGAATTACACCATGGTAGAATACAAGGAAGTTACTAAAGAACTTCCAGCAGCTCAGTGCAAGATCGACGCTCATTTAAAAGCTTCAAAAATCCACAGGTTACATGATGCCGCTAAGTTTGAAAAAGCCAGGGCCAGTCATGAACGAAAGATCAGGAAACATAGGAGACTAAGAATCCAACCAAAATTGGCTGAGATTAAGGAAAATAAGATAGGTATGACTAAGAAGGAGCAGGCCGCTGCTCGTAAAGAGTTGAATAAATACCATAAAGATTTCCGCCTAGATCCTGATACGTTTCGGCAGCATATGAACAATAAGCTGAAAAGGTACCACAACCTGTATCTAGAAGCAGAGAAAGAACTTAAACCTGCGTTTATTGCCTACGCCGAAGATGACGCTCGACAGACTCTACGGTTGTATCGACACCTTGAATCTAAACTCAAAAACAAGGAGATGACTTGGTGGTCCTTCATTGAGAGCAGTGTGCTACGAGTGATCCTTGATACCGAGAAAACCGGGATAAGAATTGACAGAGCCAAAATTCGACCTCTGTACTTTAAGGTGCAGAATATGATTGATGCGCTTGGTGCAGATCTTAAAGACATGGCTCCATTCGATCTCAACCCAGATAGATCTCGAGATATTAGTCGGATGGTCTACAACGTCAGAAAATTGATCCCGATTGAAAGAGCCGTCGAAACTAGGCCTTCCTTAAAGCGAAGGGCAAAAGACTCGACAGTTCGGGCAGAATACTCTATCGCGAAAAAGATTCTTTCTAAGCACGATAGTGATGAATTTGTCGCTAAGTACCTGGAGAGAAATTCCTTGAAAACGTTGCGGAATTCCTTCATCCGGAAACTGGGGTTTGAACTTAACGGGAATATTCAGTACACCCGCTTCAAACCGACAGGGACGAAAACTGGGAGATTTACTTCCGCAAACCCATCCCTTCAACAAATTCCATCCAGGAACAAAGAGCTAGCGATCCCTATTCGAGAAGCTTTTATCAACAGACCAGGTACACAATTGATAGTCGCAGATTTATCGCAAATCGAACTGCGAACTGCAGGGGTTGTTGCTAACGATCCATCTTTAATAGAAATCTACAACCGACATGAATTTGATGCAGAAGGGCTCAAAGTCTTTACTGCGGACGTTCACGAAGAGACTAGAATAGCTATTGGTTATGATGAGAGCTATAGGTGGCTTGCCAAAAATTGTAATTTCGGATTACTCTACGGTGGCAGTGCTGGATTGCTGCACCACCTGACCAAGATACCAGTGCCAGAATGCGAAGAAATTCGCGAGAAATTCTTCACAAAATACCCGGCCCTGGAGACTACTGTTGATATGCTCGGATCTTGCTATAGAGGAGGGATGCGATCCTTTAGTATCCCGTTCTCTGGCAGGGTCAGGATATGGGACGGCTCAGCTGAAGCTTCTCCTGGGCAAATTTTCAACACAATGGTACAAGGATCAGCCGCAGACATGCTTAAAGCTCAGATCCATTATTTCTGGTGGTTCTGCGTAAGACACCGCCCGGAATGGGACGCACACATGCTGCTCCAAATCCATGATGAAGTTGTGTGGGAAGTGAATGAAGAATACGCTGAAGAAGCTGCGTATGCCTTGAAGTATGTAATGGAGTTTCCCTGGTGGAAGCTGCCTCTACCTATCCAGGCAGATGTGAAAATTGGTCCAAATTGGGCCATAGGAAAACTAGATGAAGACGATAAGGATTATCCTTCATTGAAACTCAACAAAGCCAGAATCTCTGCTGCCCAAGAATTGGTGCCTTTGGAGCAACCAATATATAAGCAATACGATGACGACGGTCCTGCTGGGTTAACAGATTATGGGCTCATAATGTTGGAAAAAGGCATAATATAATGGCAAAGCAATCTAATGCAAAATCCAAAGTGGAGGCTCCGACCACCCGACAACCGGAGAAAGCAAAGGGTATAATTGAATCTTTGAACACAAAGTTCAAGCAGAGCTATATCTCCGATATCGGGGATAGAATTGTATCGTCCTTTGTGAGGTATCCATCTTGGTTTATAGACTTAGATATTGCCCTGAGCGGCGGCTATATGTACGGCAAAATTCTTCAACTATGGGGTTATCCCCAGAGTGGGAAATCAACTTTGGCGTACAGATTAGCCGCCTCAGCTCAGCAGTTTTGCCACAGTTGTTTCACTCCTATCGTTGAGTTCATGAACTTTGAGACAGGAGAAACTAAAACAACATGTCTTTGTGGAAAATGCAACTCGGGTCAAGTCCTATTCTTAGCTACTGAGGACAGATTTGATTCGGACTGGGCGCTCTTAAATGGGGTAGATGTAAACAATGGCTTCATAACAGCTTTAGCCCCAACCATAGAGATCGCAGCAGATATCCTGGAAGAACTTGTGATCCATAAGGCCTGTGATTTAGTTATCATAGACAGCATGGCAGCTCTGATGCCAGAAAACTATATCGGAAAAGCTGTTGACGGACAGAAACTTGGAGCGCACGCCGCAGGACTCCAGAATTTCCTTAGTAGATTTTTGAGCGCGAACTCGAAAACCGGTATGGAGATCGCCCCGGAAGTCCGAGAGACATTCAATAAACATAAACCTGGCCTACCTCCGCCACCTATCCGCACGACCTTAATTGGCACAAACCAGGTAAGATCAAAGATAGGTGTCGCATTTGGTAGCCCAGATGTTCCTTGTGGGGGGCATTTCTTGAAGCACGCCATCACCCAATCTATCCGAATGTTGTCACCCACAATTAACGATAACATAGATTCCAAACTTGTGACCGGTAACGTGCTGGCTGATTTCACCGGCAAAATAGACAAAGCCACAAACGGAGGATCAGCTGGCGGGAAAGGTACGTACAGAATATGGACTGATGATTATAAAACAAATAAAATTGGCGATACAGGCGAACCGGCCCGGTTACTCGCCTTACTGAAGTACTTTGGGATTATCCGTAAAGAGAAGAGTGGCTATGTTTTTGCTGGACGGACATGGAAAGCCCAAAAAGATATAAAGACTGCGTTGAACTATAAAGGCATGCAGTTATTTGCTCGTTGGGTCATCTTTTCCAATTACCTCAATGCGGCAGGAAAACTGAGTACTAAGTTCGTCGATTATGACTACAACCCATATTACCGCATAGTTCAAAAAGGAACTTACACTTATGGCGAAGTCACATTACCAGAATGGGTCCTCGAACCCAGAGTCGGCGCTGGAAAAAGCGATGGCGGAAGTAAACCCGAAACTTCTGGAGGAATACCAGAAAAGAAAAGACGAGGCCGGCCGAAAAAGGCGAGAAGCGAGAGCGAAGCATGACCCTCGTCAACGAGGAGATGATGGTGAAGCTATTGTCGCTGATCGATTAAAAATAGCTCGGCAACGATCAAGTGGTTCCGGGGAAATACACAAAGGTGATTTGAAATCAGATAAGTATATTGGGTCTGTGAAAACAACAGATAATCCCAAATCAATGCTTACAGAACAGACTTTCTCAAAAGCCATTTCAGATGCTCTTTGCCACAACCGGGAACCCCTTGTTATTATCTACGAGCCCAAACTAGACCGCATCACCGCTTATCTCCACATAGGTGGTGATGAATGGGAATCGTACACTGAAATAGAAATTTACAACATTTTGCACGGAGATCAGAACGATGATTGACGGATATATGAACTTTGAACCAAAAAGTAAATACCAAACACCCCAAGATCCTGTTAAAGGCGTCGAAGAATTAAGACAAGCACTTCATCATAAAACGACGCCATCAGAACAATTTGATGATGTACCCGCAGATACACTGCTACAAATGCCCCCGGAATTGGCTGCGAAATACACCTCGATGGTACATTTCTTCGCATATAAACTCTTCAAAGTATGCATCGATAGCGGAAATGAAGGTTTGGCTTACTCTGTAATGACCGACCCACATTATCTGGGCTCATTAGGAATCAGGATTAAATATGCAGAAGGCGCAGAATACGAAGGGAAACCTCTAACTGAAAGACACTGTATAGTAAACACATACAGCTGGGAAATTCCTTTAGCTGTTACTCGGGTCATGGACACGTTCATGAAAGAGCAGCATAGCTGCAAAACTGCGCCCAAAATTAAGGAAATCTCATTCGGTCTTGCTGTGGAGGATGACGATGGATCTACGACATTCGTAGAATTCTTCGATTCAGACTTGCACTCTGCACCTTTTGATCTGTCTATGATGCCTCCTGTATAACACAATAAAAAATGACCTAATTATGAAAACTTCCATCTACTCAGAAGGTACAGTCAGGGTGAAAAACCCAGACTACAACCTTATCCAAAAAGCCAAAAAAGAACTGTCATACACCAGCAAATGGGAAGATGGAAGTTCTATTGAGGCGTACCAATGGGATCAACAGAAAAAAATCCTGAGACTTCCTCGGTATTGGAAACATACACCGAAACCTCGGCAGCTTAAAGAACCTATGCATTTTGACAGTGAATATCCATTCCTGGGTAAGCTATTCCCCCACCAAGCAGAGAGTTGGCCGCATCTTAAGGATGCGCTCGATAAATTGCGAGGGGCTGTAGGGACTGCTCCCCCGGGTAGTGGTAAGACTGTTATGGGCCTGTATGCTATCCACGATCTGTGCCCTCGACGAGCTATTATTGTCGTTGACACAGACTCAGTGAGACGCCAGTGGATAGCAGCAGGCCATAGATTTCTTGATGTAGAGATCAAGAAATTAAAATTTGATGCGCCTATTACAGAAGGCATATGGGTGACAACTTATGCCGCTATGGCTAAACACCCGGAACTCTGTCATGAGGCAGAATTAATGATATTAGACGAGGCGGATAAGGTGTCCGCCCCTAAATTTGTTAACACAATTTTCGGAATCAATTTCAGGATATCCCTGGCCCTTACCGCTACGCCAGATCGACAAGATAACTTGGATATTGTATACCGAATTATGGCTGCACCTCTTTTGGTGCCGCTAGGAAGCAACAGCTTCACACCAGAAGTTCATATGGTTCCTTACGTGCATGATTATGGGTACGGAAAGTACCTCATGGGTAAGGATAAATTCCTCAGGATTTTGGCCTTATCGAAAAATCTTGAGAGAAATGACTGGTTGGTAGAAATGATATATCGGGCTCATCAAAGAGGTCGAAAAATCATTGGACTATCAAAATACAAACAACAACTTTACAACATACAACAACTACTTAAGGATAAACATGGAATCAACGCCGGAATGTACACCGGAGACCAATCTCAATCAGAACTTGAGAAGTCAAAACAATGTAATGTTATCTTGGCTACAAGCCAAAAAGGCGGACGAGGCCTCGATATCCCGGACCTCGACGCTCTTGTGCTGTTGGTCCCTCACTTGGATGCTCGACAGCAAATTGGGAGGATTATGCGGCCCAAGGGTAAAACCCCGCAAGTCCTAGACCCGATTGATTACAATATAGCTAATTTAGAAAACCAGGCCCTGGCTAGAAAGAAAATCTACCAGGAGTCTGGTTATATTATCCACCAAGGAGATTAAACATGGGTCTTGTAAACAAACCTGTCGCTAAGGAACTTATACAAAAAGCAGGGGCTGTAGTCCTTCCAATAATTGGTCAATGGATGTCTAAGAAGTGGAAGGCCAGTTTTGGAATCCACAGAACAGACGAAAAAGGGAATCCAAGATCTATCCGATTAAAGATACAGAGAGGGAATGAAGAAAAGATTGTTGAGATATCGACTGAAGATATCATGTTCAACAAAGGTGAGGAAATTCGGAAAATAATTCTAGAAGCTGAATTTAAAATCCCTGACCCTTCCAAGGAAGAAGACGACGAAGACTCAAAAACTCTGGAACACACAGAGAATCTTGACAATGATGACCTTGAAGATTTTAAGGAGCCCGTAGATGAAGAACCTGTAGATTCTGAAAAAATGGAACCCAGTTTCTTTAATAAATTGGTCCGAAAAGCTGAAAGCTTCTTAGATCCCAAACCAGCTGAGAAAGAAAAAGAAAAGAATGAGCAAAAAACCGACGACGATGCTGGACCGGAAGTTCCAGAACATTGACTTTTTGACCAGAGATGGCTATGAAAAGGCGATAAACATCGTCCAAACTGAATTCAAATTCTCTAAAGAAACTTCCAGGGATATTGTTGACTTATGGTTGGCAGAATCAGGTGCAAATTTGCCTTCCCAGAATGCACAAATTATCCCACTGAAAACAGAGCTTCATTATGGCTAAAAGAATTAAAGTTAAATCAGCGGCGGCTTCTTTGATGGCCAAGCATAAAAACCTGGTGAGAAAACCGCCGCTTCCCACATGGATAGAGCCGCCATTCAGTGTCATAGACTTAGTGAAAGAAGGGGCAGAACTGGTCTATGACAAAGAAGCTGAGATCCGAGCGGAGCAGAAGTTAATTGTACATGCTTCTGAACTAGCCTCTTGGTGCCCCAGAAACTTTCTCTTCAAAGATAGAGAGATGGCTCGTGCTGCTCGGGGATTGGTTAAATTAGTCCCCAGTAAAGTTCCGGCCAGCACTCGGTTTCTCTTTGATCGAGGAAACGCCTACCACGACATGATACGAGGGTACATAAGGAATACAGGAACACTGTATGGCAATTGGAAATGCTTAGTTTGTAAGCACGAAGCCGAGGGGCTGGCCCAAGACTTCCTTGAATGTCCTGAATGCCGTAGTCCTCATGTAATCTATGATGAATTATCTATGACTCGTGAATACTCCGGCATTACTGTTATGGGGCATTGTGATGCTTTCATAAAAAATGAGGTCATTAACCCTGTCGTGGAAATAAAGTCCAAAAATTCCAGATCTTTTGGGTACTTGGCTGTCCCAGATTCTTCGCACATTATTCAGATGCAAGTCTATCTGTGGCTATTCAGAGCCAGGGCTGGTTGCATTCTTTATGTCGGAGAAGATTGCGCAATGAAAGAATATTGGTACCAATGGAACCCGGAATTTGGTAAATGGGTCAATGAACAACTAAAACAAGTGTCAAAACTTAAGGACCCACACAAAGCTCCTAGAGCTTGTATAAATGATGAATGTACTCAAGCCTCACGATGTCCGTGGCGCGAAGAGTGCTTTGAATAGAACAGGATAGAGATATGACAAAGAAGAAAGTGGCGAAGAAAAAGACTTCAAAAGCTGTCGCCAAAACATCTAAACACACCGGAGGTAAACAAAAGATCCTCGACACAACAGCTGTATCCACCACAACAGCAAATCCACAAAAAGTGGATACCCGGGCTATCATGGCTGATGAAAACGAGTCCTATGGCCTCATGGAGGATTACGTGGGTGCAGATAAGCTCTGCCTAACCAATGAAGAGCTCATCGAAGAAACCAACAGGCTTATCACATCTGAACAGGAAGTTAAATTCCTTCTGGCTTTCCGGGCCTATCAGACAAAGGTTCGGGCTACTGAAATGTGCAAGGCACTGGGATTAGAGTCCCTAAAAGATTTGGTAGAACAAGAATTACCAAGACTCAGCTTTGGTCAGTTCAATCAGTACACCAAAGCATTTTCCTTACTTTTGACTCTCCAAGTACACAGCGAAGTCTTGGACATTATTCATTTCGGACGACTCATCCAATTAGCTCCGTTAATCGAGTCAGGCATTGTCAATCCTGACAATTTCGAAGCTAACTGGCTGCCTAAGATCGCAAAAGATACCAAGGACAGTTCACAGAGTTTCACAGATACCGTAAAAGCACTCAAAACTCATACGGACGAAGAAACTCAAGAAGAGAAGATGCGAATGGCTTTTGAAGTCCCGGCAGATACAGGCAAATTCCTTCTGCAGGCCAAAGAGCAATTCAAAGCCCAAACCGGGGGAGTTGTAACTGATGGAGATTTCTATACGCGGACAGCTGTATCCTGGATGGCTTCTGAATCGAATGTTGAGGGTGCAAAAGCTCTGGGTCTTAAGTCTGCTGTGGACGGAATCCGGACTGCATACAATGTAGAGATGATTATCCTGTCCAGAGAAGATAATGAGGCTGTCAAAGACGGCGTCTTAGGCCTTGTGGTAGCAAAAATACCGAATCCTAATGGTTCAGGTCAAACCGTTGTCTGTGGACAGTCTGAGGAGGCTATAGCGGCTTTCTACGGATGTGAAGAAAAAGATATTGAGGTCGTTCCGACAGATACTCAGTGTCTCTTCGGGGCTGTATTAGGGAAACTCAACGAAACAGTTGTTGCACCTACCCCCAAAGACTCCGCAGAAATCCAAGCTCAAGTAGATACGTCCGGACTGGATGACGGTGATATCCATACCCAAGCCCAGGCTGCGGCTGACTCCATGCTGGGCAGGATCATGTCTATGGATCCAGACCAAAGAAGTGACTATGTCCTGGACAACTTGGAAGATGAGCCGTTCAAAGAGACTATGGTCGAAGATTACAGTATCGACGATCTAGACGAGTACGAAGCAGAATTCTCCAAGGAAGAGAACCCTATGGTGTGGCATACGCTATTGGTGAACTACTACACCAGAACTCTAGGGGGGACCCCGAAGAAAACGACAAAAAAGAAAACCACCAGGAAGAAAACTTCAAAAAAGAAGGTTTCAAAGAAAAAGAAAGTTTCAAAAACTAAATAATGCTCGTTACAATCCAGGGGCCTCATTAAAGGGGGCCCCTTCTATTTTTACTTTGAATCGAGAGGTTAAATAATGACAGGAATGGGACCACAAACTCCTAACCCACTGGAAGCAATGTTCGGAACACAAGAAATGATTGAACCGGCATTCCCTCAACATAACCAAGGGGCCTCGGACCTAAATCCAGCCTTCCAACAACAAATGCAGGAAAATCTTGCTGCAGAATATGCGGAAAAACAGAAAGAAATCTCATTTCCTCAGCCAGACCTCCTTAGTGAAATATTCAAAGGTGATTGGAGTGTCACAGCGACAGTTGTTAACTTCACTTTGGGTATGATAGAAGGCGCTGATCCGAACAATCCTTTGCCAGAGGCCTCCGCCATTGTTCAGTTTTATTGTATAATCGAGTATGATGCACCAACGGACCAGGGCGGAACTACTCCAGCATTACATGCAGTTCCGATTTCGGATGAGGTGAAAATCGGAATTCCATATTTATACCTTGCAAAATTTAAACGACCAGATAAAGTATCTATTGCAGATGTGGAAGTTATTATACAGAAGCTGTTTAGCAATTGTAAAATTACGAGTGAGCCGCCAAGGACACTTGAAAAATTGTTAAAACCAGCTGAACCTTTTAGTGGTGATTACCGAAGAGATTGAGGATGTCTAATGGGAATGCACAAATATGGAACCGAGGATGTTTGCCCGGAATGCGGATGCGAACATCTCCACTCAGTGAAATATGCCCAGAGCGATGGGCAGAGGAGTTCGACAAGGCGATGCAGCGATTGCGGGTGGCAGAGTCCGAACGTCCTAAATCTTACAGAAACCGCGCCTCTAGACACCTCTACAGATACATCTCAGTCCGGACCTCCAAAATCGGATGGCACTGGTTCAACCGAGCGTGCGGAGTAAACTCTTACGCTTCTGGAATGAGGGTTATCTGCAACCATCTACTGCTGGAAAACCCTAAACTCCCTGAATATGATTGGCATGAAAAGCGCAATTTAATCAGCAGAGACTTCCCTGTATTGAAATGTGTAGCAAAAGATCTGCTTTACGTAGCTCGAGGATTCAACTTAGATAGATCTTTGTATATTGGTATGGCTATCGAGAATTTAAGTTATCGACAAATAAGCTTAAATGATCGAATTATGGATATGTTCGTTAGACCTGTAGAGAAATATGGAAAAAATGGCGGATAACAAAAAAGTTGTAATTCCCGGAGAAGAGCATCCTTGGCTGGGAGGCAGCACCTGGGACAGAGTTACACTTCACGGAACTAAGGCGGGTAGAATGAAATTCAAACTACCTAATTGTGTCCTGGATGTAACCATTAACGAGATGGACTCCACACCAGAATACTGGTACATTTCCCTGCACTTCATAGGGACCTCCTATAATTTCCATAATGAATTAAGTGATTTCCTCGAAGGATATATTAGAGATTGTAAACCTGTCGGCACAGTAGGCATCGCACCAAACCCGTACTATCGGAACACAGACATAAACTTCACGTTTATCCACCGAAAGTTGATAGGAATTACATTTGACCTCATTTTGAATAGATTGGATAAGAGTTATGGAATGACCGAGATTCCCATTGATTCAGAAAGCCAATAAATGTCAGGTCCAAAATCATATTCTCATTTTCCAGGGAAAGGTTTCGATTCAGAAGCGGTTAATGCCTTCATCGAAGCTACACCAGCAGGCCGAAGATTAACCAAAAAAGAAGAAGCTGACTATATCCGAGAAGCCCAGGCCGGGGATGACTCGGCAAAAGAGGCTTTAGTCAGAGCCAGTTACCGACTCATAACCAATGAAGTAACTAATTTTGTCCAAAGGCACCGACACGGTCAAGCAAACGAAGAGACCTTATGGCTAAGCGCATACAGCCACGCCATAGTCAAACTTTATGATGCGATCAACCGTTTTGATTTGTCTTTTGGGACTCGATTCATCACCTTCGCAATGAGTTGGATACGTTTGGGGATCAGAAAAGAAATCTTCCATGACGCCCAGAGACATCGACCTATCCGGAATTTCCAAGACAAAACAGAAGCAGCGTATGTAGATGTCGAAGAGGCGCTACATCTGGAAGATCGATCCGGGGTGAAAGATAACAAAGACCTTATTGATCAGCTGATAACTGTGGTCAATAATGGTGTGCTCGATGAAACAGAACGATTCGTAATCAAATGTCGATACGGTATTGATAGTTTCGAGCATACAAATGAAGAGATCGGCTCTGTGCTGGGACTAAAAACCACAAGAGTTTCAGATATAGAAAGCCGAGCGCTGCGTAAACTTTTCGTTAAGCTGCGCCCGGCCGTCGTAGATAATGATGGCTTCTAATTAACCCTGCGTTGCACCTTCGCCGAGTGACTGTACCTTAATCGGAACAACCCTACTAAACACACCATTGAGAACCTCAGAGATCAGGACAGCTCCTGAGCTGATATTCAGCCCGTGGTTCTCGATCTTCACGTTCTCCATGTAGAATGAACCGTATGGTTTGTTGTTAGCGCTCTTCAACACCACAACAAATCCAGTTGGCTGATTGAATACCAAAGATAGGAGGTTAATCCAGAAGTCTCTGTTATTGTTATTGCCATTTGGATCAAAATCAGCAGTCCATTTGGTGGCGTTTCCGTAACCAGGCCTATCGAAGGTTGAGATATCCGGGAAGTCTGGGAAACCGGTGTCGCTAGGACTGTTCTCGTTGAGCTGGTGAGCAAAAGAATCAATCTTATTCTTTGGAGCGTAAGCATACATCAGACGCATCAAAGATGGTCCGAAGTAAGCTACACGATTCACAGAGAAGTTTGCCCTCATCCTGCCATCAACAAAATACCGGAGTCGGCTGCCAATCTCAAAGACCTCCTGTTGAGGCTTCAACTGACCCATTGTGAAATCCTGAAGAATACCAATAGGTACCAGCGTTGAATAAGACTGCGCCTTATCTGTCGCTTTAGACCCTTTGATTTCCTCATCAGTCTGAGTACCAGCGCTGGTCTGGATTTCATTAATGCTTAACTGGGAAAGTCTTGGCGGAGCGGCAAGAATCAGGGCTGATTCCGCTGAAATATGCTCGCCATCCACAACCTCTGAATGGACGTGTTGTGAAGACCAGTTCCAATTAGCTAAAGTAGTGCTCGCCATAATATATTACCTTACAAAGTTTGCCTGAGTTGTGTCTGGTTTGAACGGACATAAATTCTGACGCGGCCTCTATTCGCCGGAGTCAGGTGGACAAAGTCCACATCCAATATAACTGTGCCCGCATCATTCGGATCTTCAAAAACAGCCAAAATAGAGATGTCTCTTGCCCTGGCATTTGTGGGATCTAAGAATCTATCCACGACACTCTGGACACCAATTCCGAAATCTTGGAGGAAGTTGCCCTGAGCATCCAATACCCTTGATCCATCGAAGAGCCCAGAAGTTGCCAATCTAATTTCCTTGGCAAATTCGTCGACTGCGGCAGTGACCATTTCTTCGACCGTGGTTGAGGACGTATCATCTGTGGTGACGCCTCTGACTGCATGAATAGTTCCACCGTTCGGAGTAGGCTGCTTAGACAACCATGTTCCGGTTGATAGAATTCTCTGAAGCTGTGTGCGCGTAAAGTATGGAGTTGTCTTCTCCAAATTATAAACACCGACAGCCTGACGCCCTGCTAGGGGCACCCCAGTCGATACCTGGCTTCTCAAAGCTGCGTATATAGCTCCCTGGAAGTATCCTGGGCAATCTTCCCAAATCAAATCACCGCCGCCCCAGATTCCCTCCGTGACACCAGCGGACGGGCCTGCTGAATCATCCGAGAATACCAACTGGATCTCATCCGGCCACATATTCATTACGCGGCGGCAATCAATGTTCGCACTGTTGGTAGCGATAGCTGTGGCCTGCTCGTCCCGGGTAAGTGCCTGAGACTGAACAACCCAATTGTTCCAAGCTTCACCAGTGATGGTTATTGCACCTCCAGTGTCGTCTGTTTCTGTAACAGTGACCACTCTGCTGTCCGTGAATTCTGCGAAATCAACAAAAGTGCTGGCGGGTGTGTAAGCTTGGGTTAGTGTGACGGTACCGCTCGCTGTGATTGCTGCGTCAAACGCTGCTGCGACACCTGCAGCTGTACCTGATACTGTATCAACTGCGATAGCTCCTGGGGTCGTGGCTACACCACCGTTATCGAATTCATAAATATCAGTATTCACACCGTCCGTGATTGTTATAAGTGATTGATCTACAGGAACGCCCCCAAATGTTACTCGTAAATTATCTACAAGCGTTGTGGGCTGAGCTATTGTCAATACGTATGGATCAGTAGCAGTTGCTCCTGGCGTGATAGCCACGATTCGGCCGGACTCTCCAGTTGAAGAGTTTGTCACCAAATCACCTACCACAACATCCTGGAATTCATCATTATCACCACCAGCGGCAACATTAAATGTAATCGTTGGAAGAGCGACTACTGGAGTTTCCCACTGAGTGAGATCATCTACCTTATCCTCCTGGATGACTAATTCAGCTTGCCTCCAAAGAACGCGCTCACCATTCTGACCTTCGGTGGACATAAGGTCTGCGTGGGTCTTCCATGAAGACAGAATAGTTCCGGATGCGTTCAGAGGAACCAATCCATACGGAGTCTCGTAATTAGAGAGAACTTCCATAGCATTATCATGACCAGCCACAGTATCAGCTGTAAGCTGAAGCGCCTGAATCTGCTGGAGGGTATTTCGCAAACCAATAGCTACTGCCATACCGAGTGGGTTGGCTGGGTTAGCCTGACCCAATTCCTGGGTAAAGGTAGTGGTGTCTACGTTAATAATTTCTGTAGTACGGTCTGTTCTGCGTGCTACGTAAGTCAAGGCTATGTCACCGACTACATCGGACCCGGTTAGGGTCTTAGTCACCGTATAAGATTGACCTACTGCATCATCGGACGCTGCCAAAGTGTTGGCTGTTGCGTTATCCTGGACGAAAAGCTGGGCATCACTAGCCACAACCTCAACATCAAACACATTTGTGTCTGACAATGTTATCAAATCACCCGTTTCAACGAAGTACGATGAATTCAAGAAATTGACCGTAGAATCAGTGAAAAGCCTGACGGCCGCATCTGCTAGATTAGTTGCTGTGCTGGCACCGCCCACAGAGACATCCAGAGCTGTCAAACTCTCAATTACAAGAGTGGTTGTCCCAGGAAGCCTGTGGACTCGAATATCCGTTAAGTTAGCTGTAGCGTCCGCAATTCTGGCTCTTATCACCGTAGTTAACCTATCCAGAATTGTCTGGATCGTCGGACTACCTGAAATATCAACATCGAAAGATGCTACTGGGGTCAGTTTGAAGGTGTAAGTATCAGAAAGCGTCCCATCTGTCAGGATAAGAGTTTCACCATCTGCCGGGCCTGTCGCAGAGATCGTCAAAAGAAGGTGATCTTCTTCAGAATATGCCCCGTTAGTGCCGGTCAATGTTGTGTACGTTGGAGAATAATTCTTATCCAAAGTCAACGTAGCTGTTGACGGAGTCACTGTAATTTCGGAAGAGTCTATCGCTATCTCACCGTATGTATCATGCGTGAAGAATGCTTGCGGTAAAGTCGCTGGAGTTACTCTAACACCGTCTGATAGTCTTATAGCTGACGGAGGAGAATAATCCGAAAGAATGGTAGCAGATGTGTCTGCAACACCCGTTACCGAATAACTTGTATCTGTGCTGAGTCCTCCAACAAATGACCCCATAGCTTCTTTATAGGATACAAACTGGTGGAGACCAATAATAGTTGCAGGAAGCGCGGCTTCCGCAGCTAGCGGCACTGAAGTTTGAATAATCTGTGAGGTAGTTACTCTCGGTTCCTGCACAGGTCCAGGTATAGTTGCCATAATTTTTTCCTAACTACAAGCCCCAAGCGGGTATCTAAATTTAATTCTCCACGCTTTTGATTCTTTAACTACAATCCAATTGAATGAGTACAAGGCCACCATATCAAGGGTTGTCACGTACTTCATTCCTTGCGAATCCCCCAGATCTACAGCCTGGGGTGGATTCAGAGTTGGTTCTTGGAGAGTAAGGAGATTGCTTCTCTGCCGAATCTCATCTCTGAACGTAAGCGTTATAGCCCAAATAGTTGAAGCAAGATCCTCAGAATCCCTGGATTTTTGTCCATAACATGAAACACTCAAAGCAGACTGCACCGGAAGAGTGTAATCTGTCTGGATAGCGTTAACATGTAAGGCTCTGAGATTATTTATTGTGGTTTTCACAGGAACCACAGGTCCCCTACTGACAATTATCGCTCTCTTCGGCTCTTTGGGGAGGTGCTCCTCCACATTATCAGCAGCTATTATAAAAGATTCACTGTCCCCATATTTAAATGGATTTGTACAGTCATCAAAAAGTTCGTCCTGGGAAAGAATGTCTTTATACATATCTATAAGCAAACGGCGAGCAACCAAATGAGGGCTCGCCATCTGCGAAGTATCGTGATCCTGTCCGGGCTCACGAAATAAGGACTGACTATGTGTGGGTTCTGTAGACATTCACGTTTAAGCTTCCCAGGCTATCATAAGTTTGTGACCCTCGTTTGTCACAGGTCTTATATGCAACAGATTTGTGGACGTAAAAGTATTAACCGCCAGTGCCATTCCAGTGGGAACCATCACACTGCCTCCAGACACTGTGATAGTTTTATTCCCGTCTGTAGCTCCAATGTCTACATTTCTGAGGATCAACACCTGGCCTGACGAATCTACTGACGCTTCAATAGGTAAAACACTGGCCTGGATTGCCTTAGCTGTGATTTGGAGTTTTTTGAAGGCTTCAGACCCGGGAGTGTGAAAATCGCCCGCAGAATCTCCAAGACGCCTAAAATCCAGAGGAGTGTTTGTTCCTGTAACCGAACCATCGAAATCTACCTCAAAGATCACTGATGTGACACCTGAGGTCAAAGTAAATGTTTCTCCATCCACTTCGTCCGGTATCCCGGCTATAGATCCTATTGAGGTTCTAACAGCTTTGTTAATCTCTGCCAACAATACATCGTCAGGATTAACCGTAGGGAACTCCTGGTGTTTAGGAGCAAAATCAGCATCAATATAAGCTGTCCTAAGTGCCATTCCTAATCCCCGATACTAAACATCCCAAGCTATCAGAATCTTATGACCCTCATTTGTAAGAGGAACCATATGAAGTAGATCCGCAGAAGGTAACGTATTCAGCGCCTGGGACATATCTGTTTTAGCTAATGTGCCACCAGTCACAGTTATCGTTGTGTTTCCTGCTGTACCGACATCTACATTCCTCAGAATAAGAGTCTGATTAACCATATCTACAGATGGTACTATTGACAATCCACTGCCTTTAATAGCGTTGGCCGCTATTTGAAGCTTTCGGTATGTCTCTGTCGCCGGACTTAAAAAATCTCCAGCGTTGTCTCCGGATATTGCCCGAAAATCCAGCGGGACATTACCCGGAGTGAATGTGTTGTTGAAATCTATTTCAAACGTCACATTCGTAGTACCATCATCGATATCGAAAGTGTGGGTATCTGCGGCAGTACCTATGTTTCTGATTTCGCCTATAGCCGTCCTGACGGCCCTGTTGACAGCGGCCTGAAGTACATCGTCTGGATGTACCGTCGGGAACTGCTGATGCTTAGGAGAGAAATCAGCGTCTATATAAGCCACTCGAAGTGCCATTTTCGACCCTCACAAATTTAGAGAGCATTAACAATCGTGTTGATCACATCGTTAACCAAAGGCTCGTACCTATTCATGGTATCTTCGACACCCTGCTGGAAAGCTGCGGCTTTGGAAAGCTCAGAAATATGAACGCCGTCTATCATCAGACCAGCTTCGTGAATCATATCTTCTGGGATCTCTTCCTCGGCTTCGCCAACCTCTTCTTCGGCCTCTTCGCCTTCTTCATCCTCTTCGCGGGCCTGGAGTGCTTGCAGAACAGCCGCTTCCTCAGGGCTCATGCCTTCTTCGACATCCTCTTCTTCTCCGCCCCCTTCGAGCAAAGCTTCTGCTTCTGGGTCACCCAACATATCGTCAGCGGTTTTTTCTTCTTCGTCAATGACGATACCATCATTAGTTTTGCGAAGTTCAAAGGCTGCCTTCTCAAGCTCTTCCGAAAGAAGTGACGCAGCATCAAAAGAGGCGATTTCGTCATCTTCCTCGAGTAGACCTGCTTCCTTCCACAGTTCGGTTTCGTTGGTGCCTACAGCATCCAGATCTTGTTTAATCCCGGCGAACAGGGCCTGGGCCTTGTCATCATGTTCGTACATAATTCAGTCCTTTTACTGAAACTCAAAATCACGTTCAGACTAAAATCGTTGTAGTATTTTTATATAACTAATTGCAAACCTTCGCTATCCGCTGGTGTTGGCATTGGAAGATTTGTCTCAACCCTGGTTGGATCAATTTGGCGACATTCTAACATTTGGCTCACAACCATTCGTTGGTCCTCTGTAGGTGTCACAGAATTAATCAACCACCAATTACTTTTGCCTACCTCATAAAGCACATCTCTGGGGACCACTAAGGGAAAATTCATCATATCAACCTGAGTATAACCTATTTCCCTGAGCTCTTGTCCGACTCTATTCCGAGCTGTAACAGGCATATAATGGGCCTGGATCCGGATCGGGGGGTAATATCCTCCCAGAAAACCTGTCCCCATACATACAGGACAATCAGACTGGGTAACCTGCTCTTCTATCGGATCGTAACACTCTGGGCATCTGGCACCATCCTGACGCCTTTTGTAAACTAAAGTATCCCGACCTTTAATGTGCCTGAATACCATGCTCTTAGCCCTAATGATGTACAAAGCTCGAGGGGACAAAGCACCAGCATCCAAAGAATTGACTGGTGACAAAACCTCTCGACCCGTGCTATCTGTTAATTTTATCCGATAGAAATAATCACTCCATTTGGATAAATGGGAAGCATTATGATCAATGAAATAAAACTGATCTGTAATTTGACCGATGAGCTCGAAAGGACCTTCCTGGCTAATAGAACGCTCCACCTGGAACTCTATTACCGAAAGATCCTCATTTGTAGGCTCAACAGCCCAACTGAGCACCACATTGCTCGTATTGATAGCTGTGATATCTAATCGTTCAAATACTATCACTAAAAGCTTTCCCCACTAGAGCTGTTGTAGCCCCGGCTCATCTCTGAGGGAGCTCCGCCCCAGGCCTGTTCCATATTGATTTGAGTCTTAATAGAAAGCTTGAGCTGACTATATTCCTGCTCCCACCGATCGATGAGTTGCATGAAATTTTTCCACTTATCGTTGATTGAGTAGGCGGTATTGCCGTCTTGGTAATTTAATTCATTCCGAGCGTGGAAAATACTAGCAGACTTAAGCGCTTCACACGCAGCTTTGAGTCGTAAAGCATAGCGTCCACCCATAGGGAAATTTGCGAAGGATACTTGCCCCACATCCGGAGGTGTGGCATTCCAATCCATTAAAGCAGCACCCCAGGCATCACCCAACTGGGCATCAGTAGACTCAAAATCATTATCTAGGAGAATATTTAAGTCTCTCTGATCTCTTAGATAATTTCGCAAAGCCTCTATCCACTTTTTTGGGGGTAGTGGAAAGAACGAATCTTCATCATCTGATCCGCCTGCGGGTGGACTGTTGTTTGGAGGCTCAGCCATAGATTACGCCTTTTTGAGGTCGACTTTTTGTTCGGGTGCATCGAAAGCTAAATAATCTGAATCTTCTGGGATTTTATTTCTAGTAGGCTTCACAGGAGGCCATTGTGATGCAATTACTGGAAGAATGCCTTTATTACTACTTTTCGGTCTAAACATCTCTGCCGGGAGTTCTTCCCCGGTATCTGCATTCCAAGCCTGAAGCCTATTAATACGAATCAAGGACATAAGCTGGGCTCTACGGGCCGAGAATTCTGAAACCACTGTGGTTTCCCCGGGGAGCAGTGGCTCCAAACCGATTATCGGGAGCCGCAACATAGACCTTGATAGATTTTTTATTTTTATTTCCATCTCTAATCATCTCTCGTAAGAAAGAGAAGGGGAGAAGTTTCCTCCTCCCCCTATCTCGCCATTCAGCTATAAACGTCGCCTCTACTTATGCAGTTGCGTCGTTGGCATCCGGACGTGTGGTCAGTGATGCATAGATCCTGATAGTCTGAGAAGCGTGAACCGTTGCCGGGACTGGAACGTCTACCGGAGCGGAACCTGCAAGAATCAGGAGAGCGCATGCATTGACATTGCCAATACCCATACCGACAAGCTCGTGTGCATAGAGTTCAACCTCGTCACGATACTTGTTGATGTAGAACTGGACGCCCTGAAGGATAAGGAACTTACCCAAGGCTTCCTTGTTGGCAAAGCCATAGATATGACCCTGACGGACGTAGCCGGGGTTGCTCTTGATGGTGGTCACGTATTCGATTCCACCGATCGTGGCTGACTTGTAACCGTCGACGGTGATTTCGTCTGCGGTGTTCAGGCCGACCTCGCTTGAGAACCACCTCATGGTGTCATCATAGTTGGTGACGTGCATGAGGAAGACCCTGAGCTCGAGCTCACGGCTGTGAATCATCTGGCGCAGCTCAGTGAGAGTGTCACGGAACATTGCGGTAGATGTGGAAAGGAAGATATTGGAGTTAGCTGGAGTCGCTGAACCGAAGAAGGTGTCAACGTAGGTTCCGTCACCAACGCCAGTATCGATATTGAGAAGGCCGCCAGCAGTTCTATCTGTGGCGTTCAGTCTCAGTGTGGAGAGGAATGCACAGGCCTTGACCATCTCCAGGAAGTGGATATCTTCCTGCTCCTGGATATCCTTGAGCGTGTTCTGCTCAACGATCTTCAGGAATGGCTCACGGTGAGCAAGAAGCTCGGCCTCATTCTTCCGCCACGCATGGCTCTGGTACTTGCGGAATTTGATCGCAAAGCGCTTTCCGCCCAGATACGTGTTCGGGGGACCACCACGAATATCGGCTGCGACTGCAATAGTCTGCGGCTCGATCGGGACATGGTATTCCATCTCGTCGTTGACGGTATTGGTTATGCATTCTCCTGCTGTAACCGTCTGAACATCCAGGATCTTGCGGGCATTTCCTGCCTCGCGAATTTTTTCTTGAATATAATCACCGAGGCGGGCCGCCAGCTTCTGGTGGTTGGCCGCTCCCGAGCGAAGAGCATTCAAGAGGAGCCCGTTAAACTCCGATGAAGCAATAACACTCATGCTAATTACCTCGCTTAAAAGCAAAAATTAATAAAGAAAACGGAGTCAAACAATGCTCCTTAACCTACGCGGAATGAGACGTTGTAGAATGTGAACCAGAGAATCTGGCCACCTTCAACACGCTCTACTACACCAAACGCATGCTCATTAGTATTGAGCGCGTACAGGCCACCTGTGAGACCGCCAGTCGGACGACCAAACTTGACCTCACCATTCCTCGGAACCGTTGCTCCACCATTCTCGGTGAAGAGAATCAGGTACTGACCAGGGGTTTCGAGAGTACCATCGGTGACGTGACCGTCATCGAAGTACTGATTGGTGTAAGGAAGTCCGACACGAAGGCCAGAACCCTTAAGACCAGCAAAGTTGGTTGAAAGCTGACTCTGATACAGTGGACCACCAGTTTCGACAATATCCTGGGTGATGGAGGTACTGCTTGTGTTGGTGTTCGAGACACGGATGTAGATTTCCCTCTCCGAATTTGCAGCCGGAGTCGTTGCCAAGGTGGCACTAGGAAGTACAGCTGTCCCGGTCGCGTCCATTACAAACGGAGCTCCCACAGGGATGTCGTCTGCGCCCTGATCGGCTGAAATCAGTCGATAGGCCTGGCGATTCGCATCAATTTGCACAGGGTCCGCTGTGAGCCTAAGCCCTGAGGTTCCCTGGATAACAAAATCATTCGCCATAATTTATTACCTCATATTAGCAGAACTAAAATATATCCATTAAGGCTTTAAGGGATTCGGAATCCCATAAAGATCTTCTCTTAATTCGACAAGAAGCTCCTCCACTGGGTTTACCTCTTCGCCTTGGTGTAACAGCCATCCCCGTTTTGTTCTGCCGTTATCAAACGGAACATGACTGATTGTTTCTTCAAACGCAGATGTCGCAGAACGCCTGTTAGACATCTCATATGCTCTTTTCTCGACCTCTAGGTCACTCTTTACTATTCTATCCACTTCATCAAAGACCTCAGAAGGATCGAGACGTTTATCTGCCACCTTCTGCAGCACAAAGTGCTGGGCCTCTGCTACTTTTAGTAGATGTTCAGACTTCTCACGCAGGGGTTGTACCTTGCGAAGAAGACTGGCCATCTTCTTAAGCATTGTCGAAGTGATCTTCATCTTTATTCCATCCGGGCTAAATCATCCGCAAGAATAAGTGCGAGTGCCATGCCTAGCTTAACCTCATGCTCCAGGTCATCCCTGGACCCGAGATCGTCAGGCTGTTCCTTCTCCGGTAGAACTTTACCCCCGGAGCTCTCTAAAGCATCGCGAAGATCATTCATTGTTAGTCATTACCTGCTCAAGAATAAGATCGGCTGCTTTCTCACCAAGTGCCGCTGCGGTCTTAACCCGCTCTACGTACTCCGGAGAGGTTTCCAGCATCTCTTCAAAGACCATCTGCTCGGCAAGCTTGAGGATAGTGATCTGGGGAAGATTTACTTCCTTGACCTCTTCATCCTGCGTTATAGCCTCTTCGTAAGCCGCGATCTTATCGATCGTCTGCTCATCCAGAGTACTGCCCAGCAACATAGCTTCCTGCTGATACAGGTCCTTATCTAAAACTTCGTTGATGGCCTTGGCCATACCCGCGAATTTATTCATTTGTTTATCCTTTGCGGAAATTTGCTAGAAGCTGATCCGCGTACATACCGGCAGTTTTGACTGTTTCGTGTACATCCTCTTCGGTGTACTCGTACTCATCCCAATCGGTATCTGCCGCAATTTTTATGAGAATAGCTTGAACGGTACCTGAGACGGCTTCCTTTTCAGCTTCATCAAGACCACCAACTCGTTCATTGGCACACTTAATGACTTCCTCTTTAAAGTCGGCATACTTCTTGGCACGAGCGGCAATTTTAGCAACTGCAGCTGTTTTTACGCTGGCTTCCTTATCTTCCTCTTTGTTGTCCTCTTTATCATCTGAATCGGTTTTTTCCTTTTCAGAATCGGACTTCTCGGATTCAGTAGGCTTTTCGGTCTTCTCTTCTACGACACTTCCGTCGTTTTCTTTCTCAGGGTTGTAACCCTCTTCGACCTGAACCTGATTTTCCATAAAGCCTGGTGGGAGTGACCCAGCCAATTTTTCCAGCAGAGCGCCCTCGACCAGACCTTGAATAAGCGTACTCATAGTCGTCTCCAATTCTGGACTTTATTACTGGATTTCCTTGTCGAAAGAATCCTGAAGTGACTTCAGTGTTCCCTTGATGCCTGGGTGGGATCCACCACCTGCTGCACCGTCGGTGAGCTCGCCTTCACCCTTTTCGTCCGGGGTCGGACCGCTGACCGCTGGGTCAACCTGGGTGATGTGCTTAGATTCGGACTCTTCCTTGCCGGTTGGACCGGATGAGTCATGCTGCGGGACCTTGGTCTCGGCTACCATTGAGCCACGGCCACCAGCATCTTCTGCATAGGGCTCGTTGCCGGTTTCGGCCTTGGTGTCCACACTGTTGCTGACCAGGTCAGCTGCACGCTTGATAAGACCATCTACGATGCCTGCGCCGTAAATCTGTCCAGCGGCATACACACTCTCGATATCTTCAGCAAGCTTTGAGATTGATGCGCTCTTGGTTTCCTCAGCTGTCTTCTCAGCCTTCTTTTCACCGTACAGAGCCTGATAAATTTCGGTAACGTTCATAGTTTGCAATCCTCACAAATATCGGAAAACTATTTCTATTTAATGGGAGACAAATTCTCCACTGGAAACGGTATACAAAACTTTTTCCAACTAAATTCAAATCATTCAGTTTTTAATCTACAGGAGGTTTTTCCTTGCCTTTGAAAGCTTTTGTGACTTTATCCACGACAGGTTTAGTCTTCTCTACAACCTTACTGACTGCAGGAGATGCTACACCTTTTGCCTTTCCAAACATGGCAGGCAATGCATGCATAATGCCAGCTGTACCAAAGCCTGTCAGAATTGGGTGCTTGGCAATGAATCTCTGTAAAACATTGAGATCTTTACCATGTTCTGCAGCCCCTCGAAGTCCAGCAGAACCCAATAAACCTATACCCAATCCAGATAATGTCCGACCTGTCGGAATATCTGAGAAATAACCTGCCGTAGCTCGCACTGGGGCGAACAAAGCGGACCCAATACCAGCTTGCTTAGCTAAGGTCTCTGGGGGGAAGACCAAATGAGCTACTTCAGGTATGTCAAAATGGGAAGCGAATTTTTCACACCACTCTGAATCGGAAAAACACCTATAAATTAATTTATCTATTTTTGAATTATACGTAGCTTCTTTTACCCCATCACTTCTGTCCAATTCAATTAGTCGATCAGAAAGATAGGGGTCTAGCATAGAGCTAGACTTCATTAAAGGAGCTAAATTCATAAGTTCTTTTAGGTCCGGCATCGGACACCCACATGAGTCGGGAATATCTTCATCTTTAAGACCGGCCTGCCTAGCCTCTTCCCCTGTTGGAAAGATGCCAGCATGAAGCAAGTCAGATAGTCTATTTTCAAAAGGTCTATCTTTCTTGCTGATAATCATAATGACCGTACGTCTTACCGGTCTGGAACCTTCATCCTTTGGGAGGTCTTTGCTGAGATGCTCGACAACTTTCTCTGGTACCGCATCAGCCTTAACTGGGACTTCCTTATCTATATCTGCTTCCTTCTCGTCCGCTACCTTGGGCAGTGGAACTGGGACCACAATAGATACCTTGCCAGCAGGAACATTGAACATGGGTTTCTGTTCTCTGGCAATCTTATGCAGAGTAAGGGCCTGCGGGTCTGCGCCTCTCTTGACCCAGGACATATCAAAGAATTTCGGATATGGATTAATTGCGTAATTCTTAGACCCATCGGGGTGGATTCTATTCATCGCCAGCTTCAGGTGGTCGCAGTATTCGCTCCTGTTCTTGGCCTTGTTATGACACTTGGAACAGATGTCATAGGCGACCTTAGTACCCATGGACCAGGCCAGATCCTCTCCATTGTCGATAGCTTCACAAGCATCCGGGGCCAGCGCTCTCTTAATAAATACCACTGTCTCGACCCTGTGCATTTTATCATTGTAGGCTGCGTACTTGATCTGCTCGCCGATGGTATGCTTGGGATCATGGTTTTTATGATTCCGATATGGATAGGCGTACTTCTCGAAAGTGCCGTATCCGTAATCAGCGCCGGACTTGACCAGGTGGGGTTCTCCGTTGATGTACTCAGGGAATGCATCCCCGTTGCGGTTACTCCCCCAGGCCTCAGCACCTCCTAGTCCGTGAACCAGGAGGTGGTGGCCATCATCCCTAGGCGTGATGTTTGCAATGGCGATTTTGATACGGTCCGGAATATAGATTTCCGAAGCAATCTTTTCGTATTGCCTGGTAAACAGTGGGACAGTCCATGGTTCATCATCCAATAATGAAGCCGGGACTATTTTCCCACTTACCGCAAAATCGTCGAAAGTCGCCATAATATCCCTCTAACTTTAAAAATTGACCTCAATCCACATTCTTCAGAGAAAGTAATGCAAATTTCAATTCTTCGTGTAATTTCCTCTTGGATTCTTTTTTCGACTTAATCGCAGGGTCTGCAGCTGCAAAAGTCGTTGGAACTTCCATTGTGCCTTCGACAGGATCGATATATTGCGTCTTATGCGCAGCAGGAGTCGCTTCAGAAGCATTGGCTGTAGAAGATTCCCTATCAATAGATCTCATTAAAATAGCTTCCCTGCTGAAGTAAGACCCTTGGCCGCTGATTCGTAAACATCGGCGGAAGGTGTTCTGAGTTTCTGGACATCCACGAGCCTCTTCAAAAGATCTGGGGTGATAGCAGATTCGCCCAAACTTTGGAGCTGAATAAGTATCGCCGAAGCTGCTGTAGGTTCACTAGCTATAGCTGGGGCAAAGTGCATAAGCAGCTCAAAATTTCGAGCTGTCTGTTCTGGATCTCTGGTCAGAGCCGGAGTTCTTCGGAGAACTTCTCTTAAAGCCCTTTCCAGTTGCCCCTTAGTCCTAGTGTTTTTATAAATCTTTCCTATAGCAGGTGCCAAACCAAAGCCTATCCCTAAAGAACCAATGATAGGTTTCAGCCAGGCGCTCTTCTCAACCATCGCTATACCTTGAAGATGTGAGAAAATTCTTTCTTTTGCTTCTTTGGAGAAGTCTTTAAATGCTTCTTGAATTACCTCGGTGACTAGGTCTTCTCCTTGAAGTGCCGCTAATTTAATAGCTGCTCGGATTTTGGGGAGATCCGGGATCTCGACCTCGTTTTCGTGGAACATTGCGTATTTTTCAAACAGCATAATATATCCCTACATGCGATCCATTCTGTCCTCAAAGCCGCCGATACCTGTTCCGTATGGATTAACTCCGCCAGGAACCGCACCTTCACGCGTTATTTGAGAAGAACCAAAAAATTGAGGACTCTCAGGACGTAACCCAACATCTGCGATATCCCCCAAAAATTGAGACCCCATACTTAGCAGGCCTGCCCCAGCAAGTAATTTAGGAATTTTAAGCTCATGCCAAACAGTATTGGGTATATGTTTAATGCCTTTAATAGCTCCACTTACAGTCTTGTCTTTCATGTCTTTAATATCCGCCGAAGATGTAGACTGAATTCTATCTCCGACGGTTTTCAATTTTTTTCCCAGGTTCTGGCCAGCGCCTTGCAGCCATTCCTTTCCACCTGAAAGTATATCTTTGAATCCCCCACCTTCGGCAATTTTCTCTAGAACATCCCCCGTTTCGTCCTCCCCTAGAATAGCTGAGAGACCCATACCAAGCATCATAGCAAACTTGGAAAGTTCGGCCTCTCTATCTGAGGCGGTCTTCGCAGGCTCTTTAGAGTTCATGCACCCCAGAACATTGTCCGATTCTCTACGGATTGTTCTAAGGTTATTCAGCTCATACTGGCTGACATTCTCGGTGTTGTTCAGCTTATAAATGGCACGGGCTATGCCAAAATTCGCTCCTCGATATGATTTCGCTCCTCCAAGAATCTCTTTTCTATCGTAATCGGTATTTTTCATATCGTCGATCACAATAACCAAACCATGCTGTTGGTTGGCTTTGGTCGGATTCTTTAAGTCAGAATAATCTGATTTATCGAGCTTCTTCTCCCCGGTATTTTTGTCGTCATCATAGTGATGGTAAGTCTTCTCTAACTCCTCAGGCGTCAACGCTATCTTCTGGAGCCTGGTCTGAGCCTCCACAGGAGAAGTACCCATAATAGGCGCTAGGAGCTCAGCACTCTTCGAGAGTACAACAAAAAGATTCTTTCGAGTTTCATCATCCTGCATAGACGCTAACTTAATAAGTTCATCCATATCAGGATCATTAGCGAGCACAGCTTGCTTCACATACCCGAAGATCTTCTGCAGATTTCCATGCTGATGTGCTTCCAAAGCGGCGACCTTACCGTCTGTCCCCCGCAGAAACATATTCACATGGTGCTGAATCATTTCCAGATGCTGAATAGCTTCTTTCTTCATCTGCTGACGACGGGCATGGCCTACCGGAAGGATTTCCTTTGAAGCTTCTTTAAGAAACCCGGGACCTCCAGCCAGCGAAGCAATCTTAACAGAAGACCCCTCAGCAGAGCTATCCAACTTAGATAATATCTTATCTATATTAGCCAGCTTGAAAACAAATCTCTGGTCTTCAGCTGTCTTCCGAAGTTCGGCGTTGGCTAGATTATTGGTGGCTTCAATTAGCCGCTGAATCTGGAATTGATTCAGTTCCTTATCCGATGCAATCTTAGCTATGGTTTCGTCTAAGGATGCTTTCTTAGACAAAAGCCCTTCCACAGCTTTAGCAGCATGCATCTGGATCAATTCTGGCGTTATCTGCATAGTTTCCCTTTATGCGTTACTTTAGAACTGAGAATTATTCTTCACTAATTCTTCTTCGATGACCTCACGAGCGTCCGGTTTCCCGGGGAATAAATTTGTCAAAGCGAGCAACCCTAGAGCACCGGCTCCAGCTAAACCTGTACCTAACCCACCTCGTACTCTACTGGATCGAGACCCTAATGCTTGTCCCATAGCTTCACCAGGGAATAGTGCGTTAGTTGGCCTAGGTGGAGCATTTTGCGCATAAGCTCTGTTTGCAGCTCTTATCTGATCCATCATTGCCTCATGACGAGCAGCGGAAGGTCTGGCCTGCATTTTAATCATATCTAAAAGCGGTACTTCCTTAGCCAAGTCTTTGAAGTACTTGTAATATTCCGATGGATCAGCTCCAGTAGCCGCTACTTTTTCTCTGGCTCTTTGCTGGACGCCGCACCAAATTCCCGCAGTCTTCACATACGGTTCGCCATTAGGTAAACATGTGAAATACGAATGTGTATTTAAACTTGATGTCTTGTTGTAACCCAACATAGGAAATCCCTTAGGCTTTTTAGGAGGTGTTACGGAAGCGTCTATATTGACTGTTTTACCTGCTCCCGCACGACTTGTACCAAATTGATCTCTAAAATCCTGACCTTTTACTGGAGGCTCAACATCCGGATTTGGTGTGGCTACATCCTCCACCCAATCTCCGAAATCCCTCGTTTTTTTGCCCACAAAATCTTTCATTCTTGAAAATATACCTGGGCCACCTTTTGTTGAGGCGTCCCCCGTAGGAGCTGTTGGAGCACCTGTCTGTGGGGCACCTGTCTGTGGGGCACTACCAGGCGCTGGTGCGGGGGCTTGTTGTAAGTTTAATCCAGGGAAAGATTCCGCTAGCCATTTACCGAAACCCCCGGCAAGACTCCCCTCTCTGGGGCCACCCTTGGGTCTTAACGCTCTGTATAAACCGTAGCCACCCAAACCTAATCCTGCTGCAGCTAACGGATTTTTCAGAGCCCCCGATATGACCGATGGAGCTAAAGACCAAAGAGCCATCATCATTAAATTATCTTTAAGCCCTGAGCTAAAGCTTCCGCCACCACCTTCTTGTTGAATTGGTTTATTCTCCGGGCCGGGACCTGGGTGTACATTTGTTGGAATTTCTTCCCCTAGACTGCCACTCAGATTATCTCCGCCGGTAGTTGATGTCTGGCCGCGCATTTTCTGCGCACCTTCTGGTGATGTGTACATCCTGTAATGCATCTCAGGATTATTTGGATCCTGAGCCAATTTGTCAGCCAATTTACACAGCATATGCTTTCCTTAAAGAAGGATCTAATATCCGTGAACGGTATACAGTGAATCTTCAAAAACAAAACACTGAAGATATGTGGCATAATACTATGAAGTGAAATTTCATTTTTTTGTTTAATTTACGGGAGGTTCTTGTGAAAAATTCCAAGAAAAAGGGCCCTTCAATAATGTCCATATTGAAGTTGGTTGTATACGAACTCGCCATCTTAGGGTTGATGTTCGCAGCCATTTTTAAATGGGTCGCCCCCGCTTTAATGGGAGGTGCCTGATGTTAATGACGATAATCTGCGGGGCCGCTGGCCTGGGGTTTGTTGTTCAGATATTCCGGAAAGATCCAAAAAAGAAAACCAAGCCCGAGAAGAAGAAAAAGAGGGACAAACCCAAGCCTGAGTCTCGGATTGACAAAGTACATCGCTGTCGACAAATATTCTTCGAGAACATGGAGAGAGGTATGCCCTGGTCAGAAGCCAACGAGCTTCTGATCGAAGAACTGGGAGCAGACGATGACCTCTTCCCCTACACAGGGGAAGAAAAGAGGAGAATGCAAACAATTCTCGTCACTCGAGGCAAAGAGTATGGTATAGACCTCACGGACGAACTCAAAGAGTACCTATGAACAAAGTGAAGGAGCAAAATGTTACCTATCATAGCCGTGGGCGCATCATGTTTGGCACTAGGTGGATCCGTCTATATCGGGTTCAAATTACTCAAAACCAAAAAAGATGTGCAACAAGAACTGCAGAGGCTGGACAAGATCGTAGAAAATATCGAAGTGGATCTAGCAAAAACACTTAAGGATTTTCGCAAGGCCGTGCAGAACTTCCGACGTAATTTATGATGAATAAAGAAGGGGTAACACCCTTCTTTTTTAGTTCGGAATCCAACCCATATCCTCTTCAGGTTCTACGTGGAATTTATTCAGCACTCCGTGATAAACATCGCTAGCTAATTTACAATACACAGTAGCTTGGAAACAATCGTCTGGTTTTCCGACCGGATGGTCAAAGCGCATGGTGCTGTTGTCCGCATTGTATTCGACATAAATACAAGTAAAGTCATCAACAAAATCCTGCATTTCCGCCCACTTTGGAAAGGAAATTCGGTTCCTCTTAATATCATCGATAAGCCGCATATGCATAGCTGACCTATCTGCAACAAAACGTTGAGATCTATCATTCCATACGATCATATTCTGCTGGACTCGAGAATATTGAACTTCGAAAAGTTTATCTGTTCCCCACCCGAACTCATTTACTAAACGAGCATTTTGGGGTGCGCCAAAGCCCCAGTCACACATAACCCCCTGGACCTGGAATTGTCGCATAATCCTATCTAAAACTTGGGGCTGATTGTACATGTCTGCGTCCGCCCCCAACAGTCGAGCCATAAAAACTATTCGGAATTTACCTTTATAGAAACCCCCGATTACTATGGTCGTGAAAGACCTTACTTTCTCCCCTTTAGACGTGACAGCATATTGTGACCCAGTGCCCCAATCTATTCCGGCCACCAAAGGAAAAGGTAAAGACTCCCCGGGTTTAGCCATAACTCTGCGCTCTTCACACGCCGCACGCAAATCACCTTCGCTAAGGGCTAAATCTCCCTCGGCATAAGGTAATCCCATTACCTCGTTACAGAACGCCGAAACCGTAGTTCTGGGGCTATTCAATTCCCTCCAGATCGCTTTTGGATCCACGTTCGGGTTGAGAATAGTTGGAAGCCTAAACCCGTTGAATTCTCCTATTTTACTAGGCTTTCTAGCAACCCATCGTCCGTCTCTTATTACATCGATGCCCCGACCGCATTTTTGGCATATGTATTTGTCTGGAGAGAGTACAGATAGATCTAGAAAATTCCAATGGTTGCATCCCTGGCATTTAACCATCCATTCGTATCCGCAGCTATCTTCGTAGTACTCAGCTAGATGATTCGAGTAAGTCTTTGGTGTGCCTGTGTAAAAGAATCGACTGTCCGTATAGTTACGCGCCGAGTTTTTTAGAATACTGATAGAGTCAGAGATTAGATCCTGGAACTCATCGAATGCAATCCAACCTGCTGTGATACCACGAGCTGGGTCAGCTGAATGGAATGCCGATCTGAAATATGTCAGGCTGGCGTTCTTAAAAGCTCTAACGCCCATCTGCCAGGCATTATGATCGTCAATCATCGGAGAAATTGTCGGGCTGAGCGCACACATATTCGCGAATACATCACGACTGAAAACCTTGATTTGATCGCCACGAGGGGCGATGTACAGACATCTATACCCCGGAGAGGATACGTTTCTTGTTATCAGATTCACAGCTAGCTTGGTAGATTTTCCTGTCTGGCGACCTGTCATGTAGACTACTTCTGGAGCATCAAAATCCAGCATCACTGTATCGTATGGCCTATTGATGAAGTCTAAAGGTTTTGGACCATCACCAAGAGATACCCTGAAATGCTTTGTCGCTATCGTAGAAAAAGATTCTTTTTTGACCTCATTTTGCAAAGATGTAGTAATGTTATGCGGTGCAGAAACTGTCCAATTGCTTGGGGGCACTCTGTGTGTATCGCTTATGAGTAATGTCATCCTGCTTTGCTTTCCTGGTCTTTTCGCTCATTTTTAGCTTCTGTCAAGGCCGGAACAGCTACGGGACCTTCACCTTCAGCATTGTTCATAACTGGGTATTTTTCGCCGACGAACAAGGCTTCAGCAGAATCTGATTCCTCGATGCCAAGATCTCTGATGCGATCCATGTACCTGTGGAACAGAACCATAGATGCTCGCTGTGACTTCATAGATTCCACATCATCTCCTTGCTGGTTGAATATCGCGTTACTGAGAGATTGCAGTATGTGTTTAGTCATCACCACACCCATACCTGCTATATCGATGCTGTGGGTAGCACAGAATTTATCAATAGGCATAATTTCCGCATCATCCTTTATCTTGGCTTCCTTAGCGTACAAGCTATTGAGGTACCGATCGGTATCTTCCCTACACATGAAGCTACGATTATGAAAAAGAATGACAAAATACTCTAAGTCCCTAACGGATGTTTTTATCCCGTAAGATTTTTCAAAAAGCTCACAGATTTGCTCCGGTGTTGCAGTGGTGGAAAGAAGCGCTTCTAATTTAATCCTGTGCTGCCTTCTATGCAATAAATACGTAGGTAGCTCCGGGTCCTGGAACACAGAACTCAAAGATAGAAGATCTAAAAGGGCTCCCCAAACCGCACTTTTTGGCTCAACCTTCTTATGAATAGCTGTTTGGAATGTCTTAGGTAAAGCCTTGAAAAACTCATTCCATATCTGAGCTGCTTCGGATCTAGTGAGGAGTTTTTTACTGTTTTTACTGACCAAAAAACCCTGGGTCTCTAGGGTCTCGTAGACTCTGTCCTCATCCCAACCAATAAGTCTTAAGTAAATCAGATACGTACAAAACGGAGGGATAAAAGTGATTTTCCCTTTTTCTCTGATATTGGATGGAAGGTACTTTGCAGCTTTGAAGTACTTTTCGTATTTGGCTACAGAATACAGTCGGCGTCCGAATTGAACTTTGGATTTAATACCAGCACAGCAGGTCTCGAGTACGCGAGAACATGTTCTGGGACTAAGCCCATATTTCTCTTCCAATTCCAACTGTGATAACACAACTAACCTTCACCAGCAGTCAGCATATGCCTTAGCTGTTCCAAACTATTCACGATCCCGTCTAGGGCAAAAGCTGCCGAACGAAGTGGGCCTTGAGGTACTTCCAGCCCCAATCTTGAGGCCAAAAGCATTTCCAAAGCACACCGACGAGCCTTCTTAAAATGTTCAATCTTGTCAAGGAACTTGAACATCGTCTCTTCTGTTAAGAAATTAGACCCAAGTATGGCGTCGACAGTGTCAGCTTTAGTGTCGTTTGTTAACTCAGCGGCAATCTTTCCGACCCAACCTGGAGCTTTCTTAAAGATAGAGAATGGTTCAAGATCAACTGAATTTATGCACATAATCGCTTCCCACTCAGATGTTGGAGCGATATTAGCTTTCTTGATATACTTCTGAGGGATTTTGATTCCACCCGCAGCTGCGGTTTTATTGAATACTGATGGAGCCTTGATTCGGACAAAACCTTTCCTGGCAGCAAACTTCAGAAGATCCTGGACGGATTCCTTCTCAAAATGCTCGCACAAGGCCCGCTTCGTGTAGATGTAAGAACATGGCTCTGGTTTAAATCCATCACCATTCAGCGCGTACTGTCCGTTGGAGTATATGACAGAAACAGTAGCTACTTTGCTCAGTGGAGTAGAGAGCAACAGCTCTTTGTCTAGAGTCTTATGGAACACGGCATCGCCAGGAATATATAGATCGTCCATGTAACTGGCGGTCTTAATGCCATCTGTGGGCCGGATGGTTGCTGTCATTTGTCCATCCAGTTGAGCTACCAGATACCCATCCTCCAACACTTGAGCGATTTTGATTGGATGAGTAACGCCACCGTTCCAACAGAAACACCCGATGTCCCCTACCTCTGGATCACAAGTGTGGAATTCGTTCTTCTTTGTAGATTCGTCTAAACTCCCGATCTTTTCGATCTCTCCGACAACTTGCGGGACTTCGGCGTAACCTTCACCCTTTGAAGCAAGAAATACTGGCTTGCCAGAGACATGCCCTGTGAATGGATCGAGAAAACCTGCATACGACCGGCCTGAGATATCTATTCCTGTAGCAGTCTTCACACACCAATTCTGGTCTGGGGTAAGTTCTTTGGTTTCTGATTCATATAGAGGTTGAACCCTGGGGAGAGCTGAAGCAGTTTTGGCACCATAAGAATAATGATACTTAGGATCAGTCGAAATTGAGTTTAATACTTTATCGAGGGCTGAATCGTCCCCAGGAAAATATCTAGTTCCGCTCTCAGCTATAGTCATATCACAATCAACTCCGGCACTCTTTCCGGGATTTTCAGGCATCCCGATAGAGGCTTCGTGTCTGCGGATACGCTCTGCTGCTGTTTCTTTGTCGTAGCAATTGTCTGCGGCGAAAGTGTACTTACCATCGAATGGGGGTACAGCGTTCGTATTAAAAATATCTGCCGTTTCACCAGACCCCGCAGGAATTGGTGTACCAAAACCTGTGTCCATCAGTGCGGAAGATACCGAAGTCCGAGTCATAGGGATCAAGTCTCCACCATGCATGAACATATCCAAGGGCTGGAGTTCGCCTTGATCGATTACAAATGGAATATCCATTTTGTTGTCTACAAAGATATCTCCAGTAGCCGTAGCTTTATCGTCATCCCTGGCGTTGAAAATAATTTTAATGGTGTGATCGGTTAGATACGGATGAGTTTCGTGGAGATACTTAATGATCTCAACATCCCACTTCTTGGGGTCATGGCTCATCTGATACCCAGCAAGTTTCTGCAGGGGCTGATCGATTTTCACAAAAAGAGACTTGGTCATAATTTCACCTTGCTACAACAAAATGTTCGGACTCTCATAACGGTATAAATTATCCAGAAGAAACAGTTCCTGTGACCTGTAAATCACCTTTAATTGTCATACTACCTCTAGATCCATCCGGTCTAGTCATATCAATCTCATAAAATCCTACAGGAACATTGATTTTAGCCCCGACACCACTGTATGTTGAGATAGAAATACCCGCCACGTTAGTGGTCAGCGCCCCTGTGTAATTCTGTGTCTCGAGCCCAGGTGCAGCTAAAACCTCTTTATTTGTCGATGCTTGTGTAATAATCGGGGCTCCGATATTTATCGAGACCTCTGATGTCACATTGACAGCTGCTACAGACCCGATATTCACCGGCAGAGTTCCGTCAACAGAGATACCTGAGGGACCTATAGTCACAGTTCCACCTAAAGAATGTGACAAAGTAACCCCGTCATCCGCAACTGTCACTGAAGCTTCAGCGCCTGTAACACCTTTGTTTAAGGTGATTCCAGTAAGCGGCGATATTTCTACAAGAGTTGCTCCTGTCTCTACCGTATACGTACCGGACTCAGCTGCAAAAGTTTGGCGAAGAACTTGACCTATACGTGCTAAAAAACCACCTTCTGTCCGGGATTCAATAACGGTTTCCGTGATAGGCTGTCCAGGATAAGGATTTTGCGTCAACCTAACTTCAGGTGTGGGCAATTTCGCAGAACTAAGACTACCCAGAGCTGAAGGCAACCCGGCCTCAAAACGAAAACCTGGTACACTTAAAACGTACCTTTTGCACAAGTCTTTAATCTCTCTGGATTTTTTATTAAAGAACCGAAGACATCCAGCAGCCGCCCTAATCAAGATAGACCCGCTACGCAACACATGCACGAAGCTACGTCTATTCCGTGTCCCCATAAATTGATCTTCGGCCTGAATAATTTTTTCAGAATTCGGGGGTCTATACCGTGGAACATCGATGTCTCTAGGATCTTCTAACAGAGCCGAGATTGCGGCATCTACAGCGTTAGTCGAAGGTTCTGAACCAGAAGAGTTAACCGTCGGTAACTCCCCCAGGATTACCCATCGAGAAGTGGATAGACTAACCAAAATAACCGAGGCATTTTTTGGATATGGGGAGATATTCCCTAATTTTATGGCTCCAGCCTGAACTGAACGAGGGCCATTCAAAATATCAACAATGTAAACTTCTTTGCTGGAGTCGTAAAATCTAACAACCCCTTCAGCTCCAGTCAACCCAGCAAAAGATCCGCTACTCGTGTTCCAATAAGAATTCATTATTTAGTTTTGTCTCCATATCCAAAAGCAAATTGGGTCACAGGGTGACCTTTAGCTATATCGGATTCTAAACCTAAAGCTGGAGCGTCAGCGAGATGCTTCGGCAACCTCTGGAACATCAAAGGACTTATAAAATCGTTCCTGGCAAATGGGGCCCTCTTGATCCCCAGGAGCACTGGTTCAACATTTATTTTATTTTTCAGCTTCTTGTTGAAGCTGTCAATTAGATTTGCATTTACGACTTCACCTTCGACAAGTCCGTGCTTGAATCCGTCCCCTGGATCCATAATCTTGACCTTGTCCGTCATAGGTTTTATCACAGTCTCGAAAACTCTTTGCCTAACATTGATTCCTGAATCGGAGTATGCATGATTTAGGTCTGTGAGCAACTGTTGCTGCCCAGCATCTCTTCCTGCAAGAGCTGTAAGCTGTACTGGATGGATAACCCCTTCGTTAGAAAGCTTATCTCCAGCCTTAACTCTCTGTCCTACTTTGACACCCAAACCTAATTCCTGGGGAACAAAATAGGTTTTCCCATCAATCACCACATCCCACCCATGTCCAGGACTCTGGTTGACAGCCGCTACTAGACCGTCCATTTCTGCTAAAGGTGCTTGACCTTTCATATGTGCAGGTAAAGCCAAAACTTGTTGTATCCTTTTGAAGCCTAATTCTTGGCCGCCAGCAGCCCCGCCTGTATGGAATGCTCGCATAATAGATTGCATAGTAGGTTCAGAAATAGCTTGGCCCGCCAAAGCTCCGATATGTGTCCCGATAGGATAATCAGTACCGTGTTCAGATAGTCCTGCACATTTCTGACATATACCATCCAAAGCCTGACATTTAATCGCAGACCTAACTTTTATCTGTCTCTTCCCCTGCTTTTTCAAGGTGGTGATCAACCGAGGCGTGATTAATTTATTCCTATGTGGAGCATCTGCGGCGTACCTATCAAGAATGTCATCGTGGTCTAAAGACATAACTATGCCGTCTCGTACCCCACAGTCCGTAGTCGTAATTCTAGTGTCTAACGTAGTATTAAGCAGCTCTTTGCCGAAGGCTCCGGTATCTCTAGTACCTAAAGCCCTACCAGCAACACCAGCTCTAGACGGGGCGAAAGAAGCAAAATATTGGTCAGGCTTAAGCCCTTCAGCAAAAGACCTATCCACAGGCATCGGAACCATCTGACCTTTGTGGTCATTGTACGCTACAGGAGCTAGAATCATCTGACGGATATTGTCACGCTTTCCGGCCATAGCTTCGGATTCTGTACCCATTTCCACAAAACGATTTCCCTCGGTATTTACCTTCATGAGGTCATTAAGTTCCTTAATCCCTCTCTGAAAAGCGTCGTGGTATCCGAGTCTTGTCATATCTCGAACCATTTTACGAAGGATTCGCTTCCTCTGGTTATCTTTGAATTTCAAATCTTTCAAGGACACAGAAAAACCTAATTCAGTAACATATGTGTTTCCGATATCTTTAATCTGATTAACAACCGAACCCAACATCTCTGGGTGTTCTTTGGCTACTTCTTCAATCAATCCAGAGACCTTCTTAGCTGTCAAAGGTTGATACATGTCATATTCGATATCTTTAGGGAATATACCACGAACAAGAAAAGCCCCGGCTGTCACGGGCTTACCTCTGTAAGAAATTCGATCATTAATTCTGATCTTTCTATCTCTCAGTAATTTCAAAGCCTCCGCACCATGTTTCACTGTAATATTTGTAGGTCTCACAGGCTTTGTTATCTTGTAGATCCCTAAGTACATCTCTTTGGCGGGCTTGTGCTCAACGGTCCTGGTTCTGTGCCCCATAAAGTTCTTAGAAGGAAGATTTTTGAGTGCTTCCTTACGGGCCTTCTCGCTAACCGGAACGTGAACAGCCGCTGTATCCCCGTCGAAGTCCATATTAAATCCGCCAACGATTAGAGCGTTGGCTTCCATAGCCAAACCATCTGTAAGCCTGGGCTTGAAACTTACTGCGGAGAATTTGTGGAGAGTTGGAGCTCTATTCAAAATTACAGGTCTGGTCTTCATCTCCTCCTGAAGTGCCTTCAAAGCAGGTTCGGTTCTATTTTTAACCTGATCTTTAGCTGTTAACGGGTCCATACCGGCCCCCACTAACCTGCGTATAATGAAAGGCTCATAAGTCTTAAATGCAATCTTCTTGGGTAAACCCATTTCATCCATACCTAATTCAGGATTTGGGATGAGTGTAGATCGTCCGGACAAATCTACAGGTCTGTGGAGTAATTTGCCCTGGAATAATCCTGTCTTGTTTCTCTTACCAGCTATGGCACTGATGAATCCTTTAAATTCCCTGCCTCTGGTAAGCGGCTCAGATAACCCAATCGTTGCACTTACTGCGGAGTAAATACCCTTTCTTAAGGGCTTGATGTTAGTGTCATCTACACCCAGATTCTTTAGATTTTTCATCTGGTCATTTACCAGCATAACCTCACGATATGCGTGGTTGGGGTCACCTACCACAAGCTGGCCTTCCGCATTATTATATACAGGACGGAATTTTGGCGGAATGACTGGAAGATGCTTCATCATGTAAGCATCCCCAGGTTTCATCTTCATCTTACTTAGAGAAGAAAGATACCTCAATTTCGTCAGCATCTTAGGCTTAGATGTCTTTGTGGCTGTAGGTAGAGCGTTTCTAATCTTGTTGATCTCATTAGGTACATTGACTTTACTCAATAAGTACTCAATGGCTGGACCTCCGGTTAATTCTCCCTCAGGACCAGATGCATCTAATTTAAGGTCTTTAACACTCATATCCCCAGATACAATTTTATTGTACTGCGTGGCTGTGAGGCCCAAAATAGATGCTATGGGTCTCTCGTAAAGCGGGTGTGGAAGCTTTTCTGAAAGAGTAATATGATTTATATTTGTCCCATTGTACCCACCAGTTAACTCTTTGTCGAATAACCCACCCTTCTCAGGTTCTAGGTCCTTGGCCCTGATAGTAAATGGGCTTTTGATCTCGCCAGAGGATTTAGCCAGCACATCTTCGTCTGTGAAAGGTGTGGCCTTGATCTTGTTACCTTCTTGCTCGACATTGATCCCTGCCCCCATCATGTAGTTCTTGAACTTCTCCAGAACAAATGGGGTCTCAGGAGGTGGTGTCGGCTGACCTAACTGGAACGCTGTCCAATAGGCATCGTTCTTGTTTGAGGTCAGCCTGGACACATCCTTTACAAATTCGGTAGATCCGTTGGCTAACATGGAGTAGAGTTCTAGTGGGCCGACGGACTGGGCTGATACTGGGCGGCCCTTCGCTGGGCGCTCCTCCCTGGTATAGCCATCATTAGAACGGGCAGACCACTTGTGGTGAACCGAATGTTTCAGTTTTAACCAATGTATATCCCCTGCCCCCACATCTTCGTGGGTCTGCCCTGTAGTTGGATCAAAAACTGTTTCTGTATCGCTGAGATTATGTTTTTTGAGCTCATTTTGTAAAACATCGACAGAAGATTCCGGACTAAAGTTATTGACCAGATAAGGCTTCCCTGTCTTCTGTGCGATCTTGCCAGCAGCCGCCTCAAACATAAAACCAGGGTTGACTCGACCTGGAAGTCCAAATGGGCTGAATATTGCCTCAAATGGCCGTCCCTGGCTGTCCTTAGGCATCTCATCATCCGGTATGATCCGACTAATAATACCTTTCGATCCAGCCCTGGTGGAAGCTTTATCCCCAACACGGGCAGCTTCCTGAGTTTCTATATAAACTTTGACAAATCGGGAAGTCTGGACAACGTCCACAACCTTCCCCGGATAAGGCTCATCCCACCGTACAGAAGCGTCTATGAAAGGATTTCTGAGCTTAGAAGAAGCTCTTGCTTCCGCTGATGTGGGATCGACATGTCTTTCCATAGCTGCCGGAATAACTATATCCCCATCCTCGAAAATAGATCCGATCTTAGGTAAATCTCCTTTGAAATTCTGAGGCTTACCTAATCCGGATACATTCAAAGATGAGATAGCGGCGAACCCTGGTCTAACCCCCGGACCTTTTTCCAGCCGGAGTTCATACTTGTGTTCAGAAGTCAACTTCTTTGCTGCACCTTCTGAGATTACAAAAGCATCTTCAAATGTGAGACCTTTAAATGGCATCATCGCTGTGCGGAGATTTTTGCCGGTAGCATAGACATTATCTTTGCTGAAATTATCTGTGGTAAGGATTTGTCCCTTCTTTACCCTGTCCCCGGCCCTGACTGTAGGTGTCTGTTTAAGCCAGGTCTCCTCGTTATAGGGGTACATGCTATGGTACTCCACTATATGTTGACCACCGTCCACTCCCCTGATAGTAATCTTGCCTTTTTGAACTTTCTCCACAACTCCATCTGCCGGACACTTTTCATTGAATGTGTCATGCAAAATTTTGTTCATAGGCTTGCCGTTCACAGCAGCCATAACCAAAGGCTTATCTGGATCTACCAAAGGAGAAGTCTGCTCCATATGACGACCAGCCATCAAAATTCGATTAGCTGAATTGTTGTGAATAAATGGGATTTGCGCGGAAACCGCCGAAAACATATTGGATGCGTCGGGTAAAATGTAATCTACCTCCCTTGGGGTCACCATCGTCTGGGTCTTACCATCTACGATTGCTGACACCTTACCTCTAGAATCTCCTACCACCTGGTTATTCTTCCAAGCGTCATTGAACGCTAGTACCTTAGAACCTAGTTCTACCGTACTAACATCTTTTCGCTGACCAGTTCTGGCATCAATGACGTTGATTACCAACTGGTTGCCAACCTTTTTCGCTCCCATAGCCAGGTGATTTATCACACCTATCGAGCTCGAGTTTCCAGACCAATGCCCACCTTTATGATTTCTTCTACAATAAAGCAATCCACCAGGTACCTTCGCGCAATAGACTTTTCCGGAATACTCTTCTGTAAAATACCCTGAGTAAACAGATCTCATCTGCTTCCTGAATGTCCGTTCCTGAGCCACATGCATATGAACTAGATAAGTATTCAGATATGAAGCTTTTCTGTCGTCTGAGTGCTGTGTGATTCGTACAGATATCCCCAACCCAAAACAAAGTCGCTCCACATCTTTGGCTAACTGAGGACTAGTTGTTGTATAAGATCTGACATTACCGTGCCGTCTATCGATCGTCCCATCACCCAACATTAAAGCCTCCAAAAGACGCTCTCTAGCTTCAATAGGCCAGGAGAAAGCTTCTTCAGGAATAAATTTTTCCTCACAAGTTCCAAATTGTTTTGTGTACTTGGCTAACTGCATTCTAGGGATAGAGAAATCTCCAGTTTTGCCAGAATAACTCCACCGCATATTTAAAGAGTCTAACAAAGCCTCTATTCGAGAGCATTTAGCTGGGTTATATTCTCGATCTTGGCTTATCTTAACACAGCCCTTCCCGTAAGAAAGGTAAGTACTTCCTTCAGAAAGGTACCACCCCAAAAATTCCGCCCAATCTCCGATCTCAAACGGCTGCTCAAAGAATTTCGTAGCATTCCCGCCAGGGGGTTCTGACAATCTGAATTCCTGTATATCTTCCCCTAAATACGCTTTATGCCCGCCGCTCATCACATTCCTGGAACGATTATGTGATTCTTCCGCCAATTCAAATCTAAATCTACTGCCCTGGTCAGTAGGCCTACACCATATTCTGTGATTTGGGGTAACTAAATACTCTGTCTGTTGGGATCTAGCCCCGTACATTAATCCTTCATAATCTCGAACAACCAGGCCGTCAGCTTTGTGATATTCAAGATGCCCGTCTATCTGACAAGCGAAAACAGTGTCTTCAGTAACATCAGGCCATTTTACCCACCCTTGATCCGTCATTACCTCAGTCTCAGAATCAAAACATTCACTTGTATGAGTTGGGTCATATACCCCGAGATGACTGGGGTGAACGGCACGCAGAGAGTCAGAGATAGCTCTGTCGCTCTGGATACCGCCCTCCCCCATGACAGTCGTGGTGAGATTGTTAGACAGTACAGACAAAGGACTCATCTGACCAGAATAACGGGTAAGTGAGCTCTGGGTAAAGAAACCCAGGATAGGATTACTGAACACATCAGGAGTTAAAGACTTTTCGATCTGCCCTGTACGATTCATCATGTACTTAAGACGACCCTGAAGTTGTGGCCTAAGCTTTTCCAAACGCTCTTTGATAAAATCATCGACAGAATGAATTGTCTTAAAGCTCATCGCCTCCATATCATCAGATTCAACCTCTCCAGAATTGACTGCTCTGGCTTTCTTCGCAGAAGCGATAATAAGCGGTAAATTAATTGATTTGTACTCTTCACCAAGAGTCTGTTTAGTCACACCCGGATCTACAGGTTTACTATCAAAAAACTCTACTATTTCTTGCCGTAAATCGGCTCCTGGCTTCGGAGCTACCTGCCGCAAAAGACCTCTTATCGTAATTACGTCTATATCTGGTTTGGCTTCGGATTTAGACTGCGCATAAAATGGTCCTAGAGCGTCCCTCTGCTGCGCTTCAGTAGCCCCAAGGATGTCCAGGAAGGAATAGAGAGAGAAATGCCTGCTACGGATCTTTATTTGCATTCTACGCTTCTTGCGATCGACGATGATGCGATACTCACCGCCCGCCGTAGATAGTTTCGCTGAGACATCCCCATCGTTCTGATGCGCTGTATATACCCCTGGACGTCTCCTGACCTGATTAATAATTTGGATATCTTTGCCGTTAAGCATGAAGGTACCCATTTTCGTCACGGCCGGGACAATAGCTATAATCTTATTTCGCTTAGTATCTACCACCTTACCAGCAGAATCCACGAGAGTGACATCCCCTACTAGAGATACCGTATGATTCCCTTCCTTGCGTTTGGACATCAAGTATTTAGAAACCGAAGCTGTGTCTGATATGTTGGTGTACCGTAGATTTTTGACTTCCATTCGATAGCTGGGAGTCTGAATCGGGAATGTTTTTTCTACGGCCTTCCGGACATTATCTAGCAGATTAGGGAATTGGGTAGATGGGTTAAGCATCGTCTTCTATACTTTCTTCATCGATATCCTCTAACTGTTCCAAAGCCATGGCCTCATGATAGGCTTCCTCTAATTCATCGAATGATGCAGTCATGTCTTTGTACTTGAGAATCACTTTGGTGCCTTGAGCGGTGAACTTAACAACTTCTTTGAAATGTTTATGGTCTGGATTATTCCGGACCAATTTGTACCGCATCCTCTCCACAGGATCGTCTAAATCAAATGTCTCAATATCCCAGACACCGTCTGTATCTCGAACCCTGTTTAAGGCATTCTCTATTTCTCTTGGCATTCCTGGCATAATCTACTCCGTAGCAGTTCCGGGGCCCCGTCTTGGAGGAGCTACATTAGGGGATTGCATTTTGGAAATGTTAGCTTGCTGAGATTTCATCTGAGCAGCCAACTGCTTAACCTGTCTGGCAACCAATCTGCTGACTGGATCTTTACTCTGTTCAAGGATCAACAACTCATTGTCGAAATGCGGGCCATTTCGAGTATTCATAAAAGTTTGAGCCTGAAGATTAATGAGCTCCTGACTCGGCATAACCGGGACCTGCTCAGGCCTGATCTGTAATTCTGCCAGTCCCTGCATTACTTCAGGATCTCCTTCGTCTGTGGCCTGAGCCTGCTGGCCAGACATAGCTCCACCAGCTGCCTGAATAGCCGCTATATCTGCCTCTCCCTGATCAATTTGGTCGAAGAGTTCGTCGATGTTAGGTATCTCACCTTCCTGGAGTTTCATTGTAGCCATCTGCTGAACGACGGCAGCTTTGATCTGGAAGGTCATTTGCTCTTTATTTACGTCATTCTGAATACCCGCCTCGATCATTCTCTGAGCTTTAAGATCTTCGTTCTGTAATTCCAATTCAACTTGGCGCTTTTTACGCTCTTCTTCGGCGTTCATCCCGAGACCTGATATCGCAGACTCCTGTGAAATGTATCCCTGAGCCGCAGCCTGGAATACCATCTGCTTCTGTTGGATATCGTCCGCCATCTTGAACATGACGTGTTTAATTTTCTCATCTGGCAGATTATAATAATGCCTGAGTCTTTCTGTGAGCCATTCCAGGAATTCATCTAGCAGGAATGTTATGTTCCTGAAATCATTCTCCAAAACTCTCAGCTCTACAGACCCGCCAGAATAATTAGCTCCCCCATACAGGAAGGATGGGGTAACACCCTGGCCCAGAGCCAACAATCGACCGATATTATCAATCATCTCGAAGTTATTGATGTTCCTGTAGTCCCCACGAAGCTGTACCTGGTTCACTGGGAACGGGGCAATGGCTACGTGGTTTGGATCTTTCCGCCATTGCTGGACATTCTTAGTCATCTCTCCACGCCAACGCGCAAGGTTAAAGTTCTTGAGCGGGTCGACTGTTGTTCCAACTGCGGGGGAAAGAAGAAGCCATGGGGAAATGTTTTCGACAGCCATAGCTTCCTGGGCTCTCCAGTGCGTGTGATAGAGCCACAGGTACTTAAATACCGGCATGAGAGGCACTTCTCCGAGGGCGTCGTCATCTCGTGAGAGGGAGTCCCACTTGAAGTGGAAGATTTGGTTCTTGCCGAGCTTGACGTTTTCTTCCTTACGGACTGCGTCGATGATGGCCAGGGGAACCTTTGACATGTAGAGTTTGGCCACTGCCTCATTTTCTGACTTAAGGCTGTTGACCAGGAACTTGGGTATGACATAGACATAGATGTAACTTTCAGTTAAAGGCTCGAAAATAGGATCTATGAACCGAGGATTTAATCTGATCAACTTGAGATCATCAAAACTTGTGACCTCCTGGTCTTCGACTCGCATTTCACCTTTAAAGCCACAACCACCAGATTTAGGGTCGCAAAAAGCGATAAACTTAAGATCTTGTGGTGCCCACTCGATGTTGTCTATTATGTGTTCTTTTTTGCAATTGGGACAGATAAGCACGCGCTCAAATGGAAACAGAATCATCGCGTAAGCATTGCCGTAGACAAAATAGTCGAGTAAATATTGTTTTTCTCTTCTTTTGACCTGAAGTGTTCTTTCCAGGATATTTTTCCATTTTTCGGTTTGCCGTTCTTTTTCACCCGGCACCGCCGAATAAATAATATCTGTCGTAACATACCCGGCAACTTTTCGCACAGCCTGATAGATAATCGGGTTCACCGTAAAAGCATACAAACCCCAGCGGTAAAGCTCTTTCATCGTACTCGGAATATAAGATTCTGATAGCGAGAAAAAAGGCGAGGGATAATTCATCCGAATACTTACGCCATCCTGACGTTGACTAGGAGTCCTGATTTGTCCTGGAGACTGAAGACCTACACCTGCCATGTTATGCTACCTCTTTCCACGATTTTCCTGTCACTATCGAACGGATATTTGCGGTCGATGTTTCGTACTTACGACCCAGTTCCGTCATAGATATACCATTCTGTTCATACAATGCCCGAATCTCTCGGACATCCTTTTCTGTCAATTTAGCTCTGTAATGAGAACTACCCGATGGCGATCGCCTTCCGTTATCAAAAGCGTGTTGCAAGTTCTCCGACCGAGTTGCCCACTCTAAGTTTTCGAGTCTGTTGTCGGCTCGATTCATGTTTTTATGGTTAACCGTTGATTTCTTGGACCCAGGTAAAAATGCCTCTGCCACCAATCTGTGGACAGACACTGTCTTAACAACAGTGTTGTGTCGAAGCTGCACGTTAAAGTAACCTTGTTTGTTTTGAAATGATTTTTTAATACTACCCGCCGCTGCTCTCTTGGAATACGATTCTCGCCGTATCCGGCCTAAGGATGATACAGAGAAGACTTCAGAATACTCCTCAATAGGAACAGGAGCCCACACCTCAATTAAAAAATCCTTTTCAGAAAACACAGGAGCCATATGATAGGGTCGTTGGTCCCCAGATACCGTTTTCTTCACATTCTTCATCGGGATAAGCCCGGCCTTAAATGCGTGCTTAGTGTTCTCAGATCGAGTGACCCATTCCAAATTATCCAACACATTATTCGTTTTGTCTCCGTCAATGTGATTAACAACATGGTCTCGAGATGGCCGATTTAAAAAAGCTCTAGCCACCAGAGTATGCACTCTGACATGAAAGACTTTACCTAAAGTGCTTACAGCTACTCTGGGGTAACCTCCGGTGCAGTGAGATGGCTTGAGTTCTCTCCCACTTTTTTTACTCCACACCCTACCATCAGAGCTGACCAAATAATCCATTTCCTGATCGTCTATGACCACGGGTTTCCATTTCACTTTTGGACCTACTCCTGCCATGGAAGATTCCTCTTTTCTGAAAAAATCAATCTATATCTACTCAAACGGTGTACAAAAATCGAAGTATACCTACCAGCAACATTAAAGCTACTATAAGTAAAAATATCCACCAGCGCCAATTGATTGGCTTGGAGTAAGAACGCCAAGGATCGGAATATTTTCTAAAATTCTTCGTGATATATCAAACGAAGCCGAAGGTAGAGTAATTTAACTCTCAGAAGCATAATCTTCAATTTCAGCAAAGCGTAACGCTGAGTAAGTCTCCGGATCTTCGATTCCCTCAAGTGATTCGAAATCTTTTGCATGCCGTCTAATCACCTCAGCCATCTCTCGGGCATTTTTCAACCGAATTTTGTCTAAAGAAAAGTCACCGTCATCAAATTTTGCCATACTTGCAGGCAAACCCAATAAATGCTCTTCTCTGACCAATCCATTCAAATATGCCGAGATACATGGGGCGAATTTCACACTGATCTGCATCTCAGATAACAAATTCTCAAGTTGGATATGCCCCCTAACAGCTATGGCTAAATCAGGAGCCTCATAGATATCCGGATTTGGGGCAGCCCCTCCTAATGCCATTATAACATTTTCGTAAGCGGCTGGAGACTCCATAACCGTTTTTGGTGAATTCACCACAGCGTTGACTGCTGCTACGGCATTAGCTGCTTCATCTGTAAAACTATGCTCTATCCCGAAAGGCTTGGCATCATCAAGAATCAAATAACGAATGGTTTCTGGGTCTAGTTCAGGATCTGGCCAATCCGGAATGTTACGCAAAGCGTCGAGAATCTCTCGAACATCTATGTTCTGATCGACTCCCTCGTCATTCTGACCAAATACCTTATCCCAATCAGTCATTCGATTCGTCCTCGGGATTTTCCTCGACCGTAGGCATAGAAGCCGTTATTTCCTCGTAAGTTTGAAATTTGAGGTCGTTTTCTCTTGTTGTCCAATACCTATCCAAACCTCTCGGAAATGCCAACATGTCCTGGCCGATTAACTTAATCTGCTGTGTAATTCCATCTACGACCACATGAACTGTAAGCTCTGTAGGATGTCCCGTATCACCATCTCTAGCTGTCACGGATGCGACCGATACGTACCGGTATGGAATAATACATTCTTCACTTTCGAAAACTGCTCTGCTCATTTCAATCCATTCTATTCAGTTGGGAAATCAGGAAGGTCAGCCTTTGCTGCATCCCAGGCTGCCTTGTGTAATGTGAGCGCCGTATTGCTGTCCTCATTGTACTCTCCAGAATCGATAGCGATCTGAATCTGTGCCATGAGTCCTTCTATCATTGTCTCAATACGGGCTTTTGTTCCAACAATTGTATCAGCTATACCCTTAGGGTCTGCCGCAACATACGCTGTCTGTGATTCGAGTAACCCCGACTTATCACTGACGACCGCATCATAATTGGTTTTCGCTGTATCTAAACTTTTGTCACCCATTATTTATCTCCTTATGCAAAGTCAGGAATTTCATACTTATCCCTGCAAATAATCCAAATTTCAACTTGACCAGCAGTTAAATTAGCTGCAACACTAACATCCCCTGAGTCCAAAATATCTGTTGTAATAGACGCATCAGCATCTGCTTGTTGTCCTACATACGGAATCTCATTGTGGTCAGTATTCTTTGTAAGCGTTCCACCAGAATCAAGTGTTGCAATAGCTGGTAGTGTACCTGCATCCCACGCAAATGAAATCTTCTGTGGCAAATTACCTGAACTTACAGCATACGTTTCTTTTACCTTAAATGCCAAACCAACAAGCTCTGCTCCATCTGGAATCTGAATCGTTGTAGTCAGACTAGACTGAGCAACACCATGATTTTCAACCTCTTCTAACTTGTACAGAGAAATACCTTGATATGCCATCATATTGGCAACGTCAGCTATCATTCTCTGACCAACAGCAATTGCGTGTTCTGCTGTTGCGTGTGCCAAAGCACCTACTGCAACAGCTTCAGTTCCAGATGCAATAGTTTCTAGACCAGATGAATTACCACCAATAGCTACAGAGTTAATAGCACTAGCATCTGAACCTCTACCTATCGCTACAGCTTGAGCACCACCAGAATCTGCGTCATAACCTAGAGCCACATTATAATTGGCATCTGCTCTTGAGTTAACCCCAATTCCTACCGATGAACTCCCGCTTACGTTAGGTGTATCTATCGCTATACCACCTGCTGATGCTGTTGCGCCATAACCAATCGCCACACCAGTGCTTGTTGAAGCGGCTCTTCCAAGTGCAACACCATCGCCAGTAGTGGCTGCATCATAACCAATTGCCACGCCGCCATTTCCAGCAGATGATGTACTTGCCCCAATCGCAATAGCGCCATCTTGGGTAACACTGGCTTGCGCACCAATAGCAATACCTGCTGCATTTGCTACAGAGGCTAAGTAACCAATTGAGACTGTGTTTGCAGCACTTGTGGCCGCTTGATTACCGATAGCAGTTGCTTGGTTTGAACCTGTAATAGAAACACCAGAACCAATACCAACGCTCTTATTCTGACTAGCAGCAGCAGATTGACCAATCAAGATAGTGGTTTCGTCAACCGTCCCGCCTGAACCTGTATAAGTTGACCCAGTACCAATAACAACAGCAGCGTTTCCACCTGTAGTACCATTACCAATTGCTACGCCAGCAACAGCAGATGAACCATAACCGACAACTACAGCGCCTGCGCCTGTTACAGAAGATGCGCCACCAACAATTACTACTCTGTTATTAGCTGAACATAATGAGTCAGCTCCTATGACTACAGAGCTTTCAGCCCCAGCCGCACGTCCTTGAGCGTTCTTACCAATTACGATAGCGCCATCAGAGCCGCTTGAAGGCCATAATGATGCTCCATTACCAATAATGACAGCGTTTAACGCATCAGCAGTTACACCACGGCCAATAGCAATCGAATCATCAGAAGACGCAACAGCACCAGTTCCTATTGCAATTGCGTCATCACCAGAAACACTAACACCCTTTCCTATGGCAATACTTGCGTCTGTCGTAGCAAAAGTTGTATGCCCTATTGCAATAGCATATCCACCAGATACGTTATTTGCTATGGCAGTCTTACCAAGTGCAATTGAGCCAATAGCATGAGCTTGTGCTAAGTCACCTACAGCAACACTCTCTTCTAATGTTGTTGATGATGTACTTCCAATGGCTACCGAACTGTAAGCAGCATTCGTTGCTTGGTATCCAACAGCAACACTCTTCTGTGCTCCATCTGCTTCATAACCAATTACAACAGCTTGATCTTTATTTACAGGAGAACATTGCGCCATGTAACCAATAGCAATTGTTGTACTCTCTGGTGCGTTAGCTTCTCTTCCTATTGCAATACTGCGATTATTAGCTGCTGAGGCATTTGTACCAATAGCGATATTGTCATTTGCAGTAGTACCAGCACCGTCACCAAGTGCGATAGCGCCTGTACCAGCCGTACTTGCGCTATTACCAATCGAAATGGCTGTATCATTGCCTGTGTTTGCACCGTTACCAATAGCAATGCTATCATCACCTACAGCTACTGTATTGTTACCATGAGCAACAGAATCATCACCATTTGCATCAGCACCTTCACCTATTGCAACCGCTCTAGCACCTGTAGCTGTTGGTGGAGTAGTAAGATTAGCGCCACCAATTAGGGCGTCCGTTCCTGCTCCGGGCTGCATTTCGCCACCAGCTCCGGTGGCCACTATTTGCCACGAAGCCCCATCATAAACCTTTTCTTTATTGATGGTAGTATTGAAGTATCTAAGGGATTTCTGTAGTCCCC